ACCTCCAATCAATGTCGCAGCAATATCCAGCCAGTCCCATTTGCCACCCCATTGTTTATCCTTGAATTCCATTCCAGCCGCCAATCCTGCGACAAACAAGATGGTAAGCAGTGCACCTGCCGGGATAGCGTAAAGCAGGAGCTTAGGACGGTTACTTTCTTTGATCCAACTCATGATTTTCTTCTTGAATTATGTCTCTCACATCTTCTTTGTCAACCTTGAACACCTTCTTTCCAAAGACTCCCAAAGCTCCAATTACATTTATATTGACCCCCTTTGGTTTCAATATATTGCCGACAATCGAACACCCTTCGATGAAGCATACCAATAAGCAAGAATACACATCAATAGGATATTCGCTATGACTTGCCACAGTGATCATGCAGACCATGCAGACAAAAGCAAAATAAGTAACCATCTTTCCCATAGTAGCGCGAATTGCACGAGAGAATCTGACTTTTTCACCCATTAGCATACTTTTTCTGACACCGAAGAGAAGATCACAAAGGATTACCGCGCATGATACAATCAGCCACGGAATCATATTCTGCAATGACTCGGAAACAAATGCGGTAGCGATTGCCGCAAATCCGCCTGTAGTTGTATGTACTATAGCTTCCTTCATAGCAAACAAGTCAAGTAAACGGTTAGCAATGAAATTAACTCAATCCAGAACATCGATTTGCATGCCGTCAGGTCCCATATAAGGTTTCCGGACCAATTCTTGACTACAAACGTTATCGCGTAGATCAGAAATGCAGCCCATAGCAGCAGCCAGTACCACGAATTGCATCCTACCCATATCTGGGAGAATACAAGCGACATCACCGCGCCGGCTATATGAGCTTTCTTGTGCGCTCCTCTAAAATTCGGGGATACTCCCAACACGATCATTCCGGCTACAGAAAGAAAGATTAAAAACTGGCTATTTTCTGTACTTGCATCCAATGCGGCCGGAAGCAACAGCAAAGACGGGAGAATCATGCATATACCGAACCAATACCTGTTACTCAGAATGTAATAGGTATCGGAAATAGAATAAGGGATATCCTTTGTCTTGTAAATCATCACACCAACATAAGATGCGAAAACCAATAATGATAGTAGTGTCAAAATCATAGTTTTATCTGTTTATAATGAAAACTCTAGTTTATTCGGATAACCGGTCTTGTAGTTGTAAGACTCGACTTCCTCTCCCGTCTGCAATCCCCGAACTACAGCAATATGCTGCTGCGTCACATTATAGCAATCAAGAGCGTATAACTCTAATGAGTTCAGCATAAGGAGAGCACTTGAAACAGGTATCGTATACTTTACCGCATCAAACCATAAAACGGTATCCAGTCTTCCGGCCTGCTTCTCAATATTGATTGAGTTAACAAGACCTACGCGGTCCTCTTTGGTAAGCCACATTCTCTTTCCTGAGAGAGTGAATGAATTCACAGCGTCTGACTTGTCATAAGCATTAATATCCGCTATCTTCATCTCTTTTAGTTCATCAAGGGTATACTCATGATCAACCAATACGGGATAACCGCTTTCGTTCTCCTTTATTTCCTTTCCGGATGACTGACCGTCCAGCAGCTCCTGCCAGTATTCTTCCGTTATCTCTGCTGAACCTTCTTGTGGCTCATCGTAGAATCCTTGTTTCCAATATTTTGCCATAATATTATTTATTTCCAACGCCCAACGGCTATCCAATAAAAGTCATTAATTCCTGCACCGGTACCGTTTGAATCTCCCACTGCATATCTAGTCCTTACTGTAAAATAACGAGTTTGTATTATCGTAATTAAACCCGTAACAATGTTCATACCGTTGCCTGGTTCACGATAAGTAACAATGGGAACATAGGCACCATTATAAAATGCTATTGGCGTATAAACAGTATTAGTACCATTAGAACTTGCTGTCTTGTAACCCCATTGTATCAATAAACCATTATTAAACTTAGCATATCCGTTCTGGCCCAATGATACAGTCATAGCGTTAGACAAGTCTGCCTTTGCCAAGTTGGGAATCATGTTCAGCAATTCTACAACTCTATCCCCTGTAAATCCGCTATTATAATCACTCATGCAAACTCTTTTTTAATCACATTAAACGTACTTCCATCCGACAGTAAGAAACGACCTTCAGCAACAGCAAACGCCTGCCTCTTGCCTATCTGGGAGATGGTAGTGGAGACAGATGCCTGTACTCCACTATTAGTTGTCCTAAACACAACAGTCTGCTCCCTGTCGAGTCCTTCATTGGCAACATCGCTTGATACGCTTGCGGTCCCATTGGAACCGGGAGTGATAACGATGTTGCCTTCTCCTTCTTTCCAAGGAATCTGTATGCTCATTACGCAGCAGCCCAAGAAGTGTTAGACGTAACATTAACGGATACAGCAGCTCCACTCTGAGGAATAGTAATCTCAACCGGAGAAACAGACAATGTAGCATCACCGGCAGCCTGTTTGATAGCAATCTGAGCAGCTTGTCCGCCATTGGCCGTCACCTTTAAGGTTCTAACGACCTCTTCGATAGTATCATTTTTAGGAAATTCCAATTCAATAGAAAAGGGAAACTCTGCGGTAGCTCCCGGATCACCAGAAATAGTAGCCGCATTGTTAGTCTGCGTTCCATTGGCATTATACTTTGTAGGCAAGGTAACATCAACTACACTCCCCGCCCATGCAAACGTCAATTTCGAAGAGTTTGTTTTACCCTCTACGGTCACAGTACCCGCTGTCTTGGGAGCAGACATTTCCGAACCGTTATCAAAAGAAGCAAACTCAGATTTCGGAGATTGAGTCACCTTATAAGTTGAAGGAGTGGAAACACCAACACCGGTAACCGTTACTGTACCAGTACGAGCTGTACGCCCAGTATGAGCGTCCGCGCTATTCGCAATTGTTCCGTTACCAGATCCGGTAGACGGATTTAATTTTAACCAACTAGGTTTTGCCATAATACAACATTTAAATAAAACAATTCAATTAACTATATCATTCTTCCTGCACAGCCTGCCATACCACATTGGACAACACATCGACGTTATCCTCAAAGTTATTCGAAGGCATCAGCCATATATATTCAGGGTCCACCTTTAAATAAGCCTGCTTACCAACATCACAGACAACTCCTATCGACACCTTCATCTCATCAGCTTTGACCGAGACATTTCCAATGCCCTTGATAGCTTCGATATGTACAGATATACATCCCATTTTACACTATCTTTATACCGGTATTCATCTTATCTACCTCTACTCTTGTTCCGCCTTCATAGTCGGAGTCAGGAAGGTAAGCCGTAGTCTCCAGCCAGATTTCCCCCGATCCGATAATCTTTGTGTCAACATAGCAGCTGTAGCTGTTCTCATTAATGCGTACCATCTTAGACTTCTCTATCACCTGTGAGGCGGAGAAGACAAAGAAGCGGCATTGGAAGTCCACATCATCCATCGTCAGCCCCGAAGGGAGGTCGATGGAGATTGCCAACTTGATTATTGTACCTTTTGCTCGCATGCTTCTAATAAGATTTTATTCACCGCCATCTGGACGTATGCCACAAAGCAGGTAGATGTATACTTTTTCACAGATTCCACCTGCTCCGGAGATAATTCTACCTCGCCATTTTTATAGATGTTCTGAGCCAACTCCAGTTCACCCAAGTCTGCCGTTTTTTGATACATCGCATTACCAAGCGCCTTGCTGATATCGACAGTACTCTTATTCCCTTCGATATCTGTTACTTCGATTTCTCTAAAGTCTATTCTCATAAGTATGAATTTTATTTTTCAGTTAAACTAACCTCTGTTTCGTCCCATAATCGCTACAAAAAAGTCCGAATCACCATAATTACCATCCTTATGGAAGGTACGCACATGAAAGCTCCCTGAAGCTATATTTGATAACGAGGCAATTGACCACACCCCATGGACAGCTGTTGCAAAAGGGAAATACTCATTCCCCAGATTATGGTTGACAACATAGTCACCAGCCGCAGAACGACCTACGTAACCGGTAGTGCATCCGTCTCCCCAGGACCTCATGACAAACCCATCGCTACCTCTGATATAGGCCGCCCAAAGCACTCCGGGCGCATTCCAAATATCACCGTCACGCTGATAAAACCTATGATTACCAGCACTGTCGATAGCGTATCCATATTTGCTTCCCGACCCATTGGAAAGCACTTTCAGAGCATCACCGCCTCCGTAAGTCGTCACCCATATACCGTTACCCTCGTCATTACGTACATACATCAACGCCTCGGTTGGATTTATCCGCAGGAACTTGCCTCCGTTTATGTTGAGGTAGATATTGGCATTACTTTGCCCTGAAATAGCTAGCCCTGTACTTGTTATATTCCATTCTCCTATTTTCCCGCTATCAGCCTCAATTGTTCCTTTAAATTTATATTGTTGATTTATCGGATCGAGTTCAAAGACAACTTCATCTTTTACCAAAGCGAAAATTCCTGTGCGTTTTTCTCCGTCAATGGTGATACAATCCCTGCCTAACGCAATACCGGTCAGTTTTCCACTGCTGTCCTTCGTCCCAGAAAACATCTTTGGGGATACGATATACTCCCCGTCAATCTCTGTCTTATTATTATTCCATTGTTCCACCCAAGGAAGCAGATTCGCATCTTTTCCGTCCTCTCCCGGTTTGCCATCTGCACCCGGTTCGCCGTCCTTCCCGTAATGACCAAAGAGACGATAGTTCTTATATTCTCCCCACTTTCCATCCTGTAGAGTACGTTCACAAGTATACTCATAAGGATAAGTTTCCGATGCTCCACGAGGATTATCCACCCACCATAGCACATCTTCCCAGTATGCTTCATTGGTCGGAGCAATCCCCGAATGCGCCTGAATAGCTACCTTGTATACATTATTGTATTTTACTATGTTACCTGCCGAATAGAATTTTGAGCTACTGTATTCAGGAGCATCACCAATGTATTCGTTAACGTATTCGTTTGATGTCGGGAGGTCAATAACATTACGCTTAGACTTTGCAAGCAGGTAAACCTGCTCCTCGGTCTTGGAGTCCGTTGGGAATATGACAGGTTCGCTCCAGGAAGGAGTTGTTTTACCATCAATCACTGCGGTGGAATACCAACAGGTAGTAGGATCGAGCATACGGAACTTGACTCTGTCCTCGTTACTGCTTGTGCTGCCGTCTTTCGTATATACAATCTCAACAAAGTGACTACCGGCTGTAGGCACTGCAATATCCACCACCGCATTGGTTACTCCACTTCCCCCCCAGGCATGTTCGTTGTCCATGCGATAGGACGTATCAAGGGCTTCTACGATACCCTTGTCGTATTTCTGCTCGGATGATACATCAATCTCTATATGTATCATCTGATTAGCTCTTCTTGTCGTAAATGACACCCTTTGCTTGTATGTCGAGGAATGAGATGTAGGAGATGGAGAGACATAGTAATCACCGTCTTTTGTAAAGTTACCCGAATACGAGAAGGTAATATCCTCCCGATCCGGAGAAAGGGACCATCCTGCCGGATTTGTACCGGTAGGCGTAGCAGGCTTTCCGAAAGCATACTTATACCGTAGCTCCGTATATTTACCCGGTAATCCCTTGAATCGTATAGGATCACCCCATGTGCCGGAAGAAGCGCTTGAAGCGACCTTCTGAGAAATCCAGACAACATCTTTTGTTGCGTTAGTGTGCCATCCTCCGCTTGTTCCGCTTCCGGTCGGACGGGATGGTTCATCTTCGCTGTCATGGTATGTAATGAAAACACTCAGGCCATCCGTGCCGTCAGTACCATCTGTTCCGTCCTGACCGTCCGCAACCATCAACTCCCAAGCGGTGCCGTTATAGATATAGACGATACCATTACTGGTATTGCGATAAGCCCAGTTTTTTTGAGGATTGGCAGGAGCGCTTGATAAATCCCCTTTCCACGTAATACTGAGCCCGTCTTTACCATCTTCACCATTTATACCGTCAAGCCCCTTCTTCCCGTCTGAGACAACAGCAATCGTTTCGCGGTCGATCAGTACTACTCCCGATGTTTCATTGTAAAGCCGGAACTGTATCTTATCTGTTATCCCGGAGACGGATATTTGCTTATCCGGAGTATAGCTAGTCGCATTCCCTGAGTCTATAATATAATCCATTGAGTAGCCAACCGGTAAAGAGGATACGACAGTAGAAGCTCCGTCGGTCTTCATCACCCGGCAGGATATATTCGATATATCACTGTTCCCGTCAGCATCTCTCTTTATGATATTGGTCGATGGCTGAAGCGAGTAAATGACCGCGTTCTGACCATTTGTTCCGTCGGTTCCATTCTCTCCATTTTCCCCCGGCTTCACTTTGTTTATCGATAAATGCAGGGTACGTTCATACTGAGAACCTTTGTATGTTACCCGTCCCGTTATGGGTATACGAATTACATCAGCCACCGCAGCAGTAATAGCTGTTACCTTAACTATCCCCGTGCTACGATCAGACGTTGCTGTCACGCCTGTAATGCTGCCTACAGATAGAGAATCAAGAGGAAGCTCGGTTGTTCCGTAGAACATAGAGAATGTCGTCGTGATGGGCAAACCAAATACCACTGTCCCGTCCAGAGAGCAAGCTACAGACTGCATTTCATCGTCAAGATCAGCAGAAATACTTCCTTCGCCGTCAAGACCATTCTTTCCATCCTCAGTCATCACATACCATGCGCCATCCTGGTATACGTAGCATTTCTTGTCGGTAGTATTACGATACCAGTATCCGTTCTGAGGATTTGCTGGAGCAGAAGAGAATTCCCCCATAAAAATGAGGCTTGTACCGTCTTTACCGTCAGTACCATTCGTACCGTCCTGGCCATCTTTACCCGGTTCGCCCTTTAGATTTTCCTTTGCTTCCTCGTCCAGATTATCCCACGTTAGAACCACTCCTTTCATCGAACACACATATTTGTTCTTCGATGCATCCCAATGCCACGAAATAGCACCTCCGGCTATGTGACCTGATCTATCTATAGCAAATCGGGCTGATCCGTCTCCAAACTCAGCAGTACCGTCCGGATAGATACAGTAAACGACATGCCCTTTAGAGTCTGTACCTTTGATCATACCATTTTCGCAATAGAAACCCTTAAGCCCGTCTGTTCCGGGAATATCACCGCCCATACGGATTTTCGTACAACCGGCAAAACTCTTGCTGTTGATACCAAACAGAATATCGATTGCAGGCTGTCCACCTTCATCGGCATGCAGATAGATCGCACTCTGACGATTTACATCCTTCGAGTTACCGAACTGGACAATCTCATCACTGACAGCCGGAGTAGTCATACCCGACAATGCCGGATCAACAGCCTCCATGCCGTCTGTGTAACCTATACCGCCGGTAAACTCACTGACAGGTATGACGATTGTATCAACACCGTCAATCTTGCGTATCTCGGATATCTCGACCCAATAGCCTTTAAGGGTACCATTCGTCCAATCCTGACACCGGATGAAATCGTGTGCGACAAAAGACATCTCATCCTCTATGGTGACCAGCCAGTTTTGTCCGGACTCATCCAGCGTGGCAGTCTTTATACGACCGCATGCCTGAGTGATACCCAGTGCACCCTTCACCGCGCGGATCTTCTGAATGAGGAGTTCAAAAACGACCATTGTCTCGCGAACAACAAGACTGTCTATCTCCAGCTTCCATTTGCCTTTGATATATTCCCACAGTTTCCATCCATGACCGGTAAATCCGGACACGAAGTCTTCGACGTATTCCTTTACGCCGTTCGACAACTTACGTCCTGTCGCTTTCACAGAACAAAGAAATCCGTAGAACTTACCGTTACTTAGTATTGCCATATTATTCTAATTCTTCAATCAATGAATCTTCAACTTCTTCTATCAATTCTCCGCCACGAACTACAAGGCCACCGTTAGCTGCAGAAAATCCTTCCGACACAAATCCCTTACCGAGAGTTATCAATCCTTCTGCTTTGTCATCTTCAATGCTGCTAAGGGAGCGACGTTCAATCTCATCAATAATTCTTTTTGCCGAAAATGTATTGCGATCCGTAGGAACAGTCTTGTCATTCAAACCGATGAGATATATACTCGTTCCTCCACTTCCTGACACAGAACCGGTATATGCCTGTCCCTTGTATGTAAGAGAATCAAGTTTACTCTCTATCTCGCCTATACGCGAATATGAGGCAGTCTCTCCAACCGTATAAATTGGATGATCGTAAGGAATATCCAGCGGCCACTCAAAACCAATTATTCTGGATTGTCTGCTTTTAGGAAAGAAAGCCTTATTGATCAAGTTTACTTTGTCTCCCACCTCATAGGTGATAACATTCCCATTATTATAGATGAACTCAGGGTCCATATCACAATCGTAGGTGGAAGGATCAATCATAGACTTTTTGACATAGTCTTTTGCCTTTTTCAATAACTCATCTTCGGCCTCCGGAATCAATTCTTCTGAGACATAAGCCGTATCAAAACCATAAAGAACATATGTGTCAGAATCAGCAGGAAACAAAATGTCATCAGGAAGATAACGGCCGTAATCCTCATTACGCACAATTTCGAAAGTGGCACCGGAATCATCACTCTCCTGCAGAAGTAACTCAAAGTCCAGGCCGGCGAGTTTGCCCGTCTGAAAGGTCAAGCGGAAACTTTCTCCGTCCAGCCGGAAGTCATTTGTAAAATTCTTCAACCCTGCATCCTTGAACGTATAGATACGATACTTGTCTCCGGTTGGATTGTCGTCCTCGTCAAGTTCATCTTCCTCCCGGTATGTTACATTTGATAATGTGCCGACATATTTGGGATATTCATCTTCAAAGATGACAATTCCCTCTACAGCTTCTTCCTGCGACATCTCCACATTATTATTGTCATCATAATGAGTTTCACCAATGTATATACGTTCTCCTGTAGGACTATAACGGTAAGCATCCACATAAGGAACTTCCTCCGGGAGCATAAGACGTTTCTGGACCACACCATTTAAGGTGAGCTCCTTGTCATCTTTGCTAAAGTAGCTGTCAGGAACCTTTCCCTTAATGATGTTGTCAATTGTATATCTATCACCGAGCGAGGCCGTTACTCCGCTAGGCAATTGTATTACGTTAGCGGAATCACCGATTAAATGGTCCGGATTATATACACAGGAGAATGTCTTACCCGAATTTAGTCCGGAAAGAAAGGTCACTGTAGCATCTGCCGACGATCCTTTGAATAGAGTTATATCATACGAAACATAAGCCGAGAAAGAATCATTCAGAATAGAGGATTCACGGGATGGGACATGTGCGTATATCCTGATCTTTAAATCAGTAGCATTTCCTTCAATCTGCAAAGAAGAAGCGACAGCAAACACAGCAGAGACTTCGTACTGCTGCTCTTGGGATAAGGTAACCGTTTGATTACCTATAGAAACTTCTTTAGTTACACCAGATAATTTATAGACATAAGATGCCCTCAAAACATAATCACCGGCAGGAAGAAAAGAACGTCCTGATCCGATTGAAGGAATAACTGTGGATACATTAATTGATATGCCTTCTCCTGATGAAACCTTATAATCTCCTGCAGGTAACGAAGCTACGATATCAGTGTCATGCGTCCATTCTACATAAGATGCAGTAAAACTGCCACTACCTATACTTTCCTTTACCGAATACTCTTCTTTGTGAACGACGCGACTTGGGAAATACTTTACATCAAGCGGTCTTGCCGTATCGGATATTTCCCTACCGTTTGCCTGCTTGACATCAAAAATAAGATTCTTACGGTAAGTAGAAGGAATGTTTCGCGTTGAACCAAAGGCATAAACACGAGTAGCGAAAACCGTCTGACTATCGCTACGCTGCATGGAGCTTACGTTTACATCCTCAGTATCTGTCAAATCTCCGGCCTTGAAATCTACGGGAGAGCTGTATTCGCAACGTCCGAAATGGATTGTCTTATCAGTTATCCACCATTCACACTCCCATGTCTCCGCCATTTGGGTAAGGGCATCAATCAGGTTTACGCTATCATACGAAACGAGCTTGGAAGTGTTTTCAACCGTAGTATCAATCTCATATTTAAAATCCTCTTCTCTATATTTGTATCCGAGTGATTTCAGGTTATCAAGGAATACTTTAAGATGAACGTCAAGAGTGGCTGTCAGGTTCCAGCTCGCCTCGCGACCGGTACTCTCCGGAGTATAGAAAAACTTCTTGTTTTTCCACTTCCAGTAGTAGGCGTCCAGCCGGAGTTCGTAATCATAACCACCGCTCGTAGAATTATAGGTGGGCTTGTACAAATCTACAAGCTCAAACATGCCAATTTCGTTATCTATACCATCTCCTAGTTGAAAGTAGATAGGATCTGCAAGAGAAAACTTCAAAGTTATATAGTCTTCCTTCATCAGAAGAAAGTGCCGCTTTGATCCTTCGTTGATAGAAGTAGAAAAACGAATGTTGCCGGATATGTCTTTGATGTCTATCATAAGTTTCGTATACCTTCATACGATGTTTGATACAAAAATACAAAAAATGACATTAAAAGTGTCATTCTAATCGTTAATATTTCTATCCATAGGATTAGGTTCTACTATCTTTAATGAAAAGTGGGCGATTCCCCTCATAAACTGAGTAAATTGATTGCATGAAAGATATATTGTGCGATAAACTATATTAGGCTGATATTTAGACCTAATATTTAATACACCAGTAGCCAATTCCTGACAGAAGCTATCATACTTTTCAAAAAACTCATCTTCATTTTTAGCAGTGAGATTAATGGTTAAGGTGAGACTACGCTCATCTACTTTTGGGGTAGCGGCTATTACACGCTTGCCATGTTCTAGTCTTGATTTATTCTCTATAAACTCTTTATTAGGAGGAGGAGTCATCAATGCTGATAAAGAAGATGTATCCATACTGATTCCCCAATTATCATAGGAATCTTTATTGTTTATAAAAAGTTCACCTTTGGGCATATTGTATATATTTTATGGTTTATAATTAGCGAGTAGAGAGTCCCTTAGTATTAACTCTTACTTCGGATATATCAGCCTTTATGTCATTTAGCAATTTCGTATATTTGGTAATATCATCTAAATAACTATTGGTTATAACATGCTGTGTTAAAATGTTGTTAAGCACTTCATTCCCAATAGACGATATGCTTGTGAGAGAATTTATTCCCATAACAACAGCCATCATTTGATTCTTGATTTCTTCTCCGGCGATCTGAAGAGCAGTGAAGCGTCCGTTCAACTCGTCAGCAGAATCCTGAGACATTGTGGCAAATCCTTTCTTGGAAGACCCCTGGGAAGTAAATGTGCCACCACCGCCTACGATCTGCTCCCATGCCTTTCTGTCTTCAAGAGCACCATTTACGATAATATCCCATCCTTCTCTTAAGTCCTTAATATCAGAAGAGGTGATGCCTCCCTCTTTACCCATAGCTGCAGAAAAGGAGTCATACCATTTTCTTAATTCATCTTCATATCCCTTTGAGAACATTTGAGTGAATATAGCCTTTCGCATGTACTCTCCAAAATTATCTGCAAATTCTTTTGACGAAGCATCCATATCCATAAGAGTATCTATGAAGCTGTCAAACAGGCTATCGAATGATGTTTGAGTCAATTGCTCTTGAACGGCCTTTTGAATGTCTTCTATTCTCTCTTCACCTTCAATAATCTTATTGAGGTAGTTTTGAACATCTCCATCCAACTTAGACCAAAAGCCGGGAGCTTCCTCTTTTAATTTTTCAAGCTGCTCAGCCGTCAGATCAAAGAGACCAGTAAGCCGGCCACCAATTGCGTCTGGATTCTGACCTATTGACTTGGCAAACTCATTCCACTGATCCCAGAATTCCTGACTCATGCTATTTCTAATACGAATACCAATAGAGTGAGAACCAGTAGATGCACCAGAATTAAGCCTTTCTTTCCCTAATAGCTTATAAGACTCAATGCTCTTTTTTGCTATTTCAATAGCTTCCTCTCCGGCTTTAGCGGCTTCGGGACCATAGGACATATCTATGTATTCTTTCTTTTTATCTATCAACTCATCCCATATGTCATTTAACTTATTATATTCTTCCACCATCTCATTATAGTCGGAATAATCGGCCCCACCGATATTAAATTTACCCAGAGTCAATACATTTGCAAAACCGCCCCAAGTTTTCTCTGCTGCATGACCTAATGATTTTACAATACCTCCAGCAAACCCTACAACTCCTTTTTCTCCAATTTGATCTATAATACTTAATATAGCCCCAATAGTTCCCCCAATTTTACTTCCTGATTCTGCAAAAGCATTAACTAAATTACCAACAATATTCCCTACTTCTGATAAGCTTGCTGATCCATCACTTAATCTAGTCATTGCATCAGCAACTGCATTTATATTAGATATAGCCTTATTCCTAGACTTTTCTGCATTGACCTGAGCATTTAATTGATTCAATTCCGCTGCATTCTTCTTTTCTCTCGCTTTTTCAATTGCTACTTCATCGCCAGATTCCAAGGCTTTATTTAGTTCTGTTTGAGCCTCTGTTACTTTTACAACAGCTTGTTCATATTCTGTAAGAGAATCGCCTAGTCCGCCAAAGAAACCGCTTTTATCTATTAAAGCATTATTTATGTTATCTACCGCTTCTTCAATAACCTTAATTTGATCAGGAGTTGCATTTTTAAATTCAGAAGATTCTTTAAACTCATTCAGTTGTGCTTTCACTTTTGTCAACTGATCTTTAGTTATCTTACTCAGATCTCCAAAAATCACCTGCCAATTTATTGTATTTTTCAGTTTATCAAGATTTAGATTAGATAATGCTTCTTCAAATTCTTTTTGAAGAGAAGCAGCTTCTCCAGCTGTTTCTGATTCTTCTATGGCTTTGTTATATTTACGTGCAATAGCCTCTTTTTTCTGCTGAAATGTACCATATTTTATTATATACTCATTCCAATCCTGTTCTTGCTCACTTATTTGGTCTCTGAATTGACGTTTCTTTATATTTCCTATTATGGAATCAAAAGCAGATGTATCAACTTTCACAGAAGATGCATCAAACGTTTTCTTTTTATAGTTATTAGTCTGCCTTTCCCGCAAACTCTCCTGTTCATCAAAGGCCTTTCGCTGAAGCTCGATCTCTGTTCGGATATAATCTTCCCGCTGACGTTCTAAATCCTGTATTTCCTTCTTGTTGTCCAATTCACGTTGTGCACGAATCTTGGCTTCTCCCTCTGCCATAGCGTCAATACGAGACTGGGTAAGTTGATTCTCCAGATCTTGTTCCTTGCGCTTCCTTTCGGTTGCTTGCTTGTCTAATAGTTCGGAGATTTTCTTTTGTTGGTTTACGATGGAGTTATACTCTTTGGCTGTTTTAGAATCCGAATACTTATCTATTTGTTTTTGCGCTTCCTGTATTTGTTTTGTATATTTATTCCATTCCTTTGAATTTTCTTTAGAAGAGTCTAAAGCAGCGCGGGCATCTTCGGCTTCTTTCTTCTTCCCTTCCCAATATTTTTTATTGTAGACAGTAGGCTTATCAGCATCCTTTTTAGCTTGTTCGTCTGCTTTCTCAAAATCATCTAAAGCTTTAGTATAAATTTCAAGTTCTTTTCTTGCAGCAGATAAATCTTCTTTCAATGCTCCCGTATACCCCCCTCTATTATCAGTTTTAATTATACTGTTTTCCAGACCTTGTATTTTTTGTTGAGACATTACAACCTTAGTCTTTAAACCAATACGTTGCCGCCTTAAAAGTTCATCGGTCTCAAGTTTTATAAGCTCCGCATTTGTTTTTCGTTTTGCAGTTTCCCAATCCATATTTTGGAACACTTCAGGCATTAAACGCTGCAATTGGCGATATGCAATAAAACGTTCTTCTATAGATTTGGATTCATTACTTAAAATATTTGACAGTTCACTCGCTTTATTTTTTAACCCTTCATAATAACCTTCTTGCGCTTCAAGTGCTTCGTTTGTTTTGCGAACAGCTCTTTCTGTTTCAGTCTCTGCTGTGGCAAGTTTATAAATGCCATAAGCCAATCCAGCAATAGCAGCTGCAGCCAATACATACGGATTCTTTAGCATTGATAAATTCAAAGCGTCTTGAGCTTTTTTAGTTAAGACTAACCATCCATAGTGAACAGCTTCTTTGGTTGTCAAAGCTGTAATCCCTGATGCTTGTAAAGCTTGCAAAGAACTAGTAACCATTAGGGCGGTGCGATATGCTCCATAGGTTCCTACGATTTCTAACAGTACTCGTCCCACTTTCTCATAGTTTTCAACTAGATAGGAAACTCCAGATAAAGCATCGTTAATGATACCTTCATTGGCTTTTCCTATTTCATTAAACATGGTAGCAATAGCATCCTCAATATTAGAGATTTGCCCAGTAATTGTCTTTGACTGTTCTTGCATAAGATTGTAGAACATTCCGCCTTCATTAGTAAGTGACATGATAACCTTTTGAACTTCCGGGAAACCAACCTTTCCGGCTTCAATAAGTCCCTTAACTTCATTTTCCGCAACATTAAATTGCTTTGCTAGTTCGCGAATCATAGGCATACCACGGCCAGTGAACTGATTGAGGTCTTGGGTATATAAACGACCTTGGGTCATTGTAGTACCATAAAGATAAACGATATCTCCAAGAGGTTGGGATAAACCGGCAGCAATATTACCCAAACGTATCAAATCGTCATTAACATTTTCTACATTTTCCCCATAAGCAAGGAGTTGTTTAGCTCCATTAGCAACTCCCTGTAAATCAAATGGTGTAGTAGCCGCAGTCTTTACCAGTTGTTGCATAAGAGCATTTGCTTTTTCTTCACTGCCTAACATCGCCTTAAATGCGGCTTCCAACTGTTGAAACTCACCGCGAACTTGAGCAATATTTGAAATCAACTCTTTCGCTGTAAATCCTGCTCCAAAAGCAGCAGCAGCTTTAGTCATACGGTTAAATAGATCTTCAATACTTAACCCACTTTGTTCTATTTGTTTAGAAGTGTTTCTTACTCCATTCTCACATTCATGTAATTTGCGTATGAAGTTGGAGTTATCGCCAGTGATATCAAAGTGTAATCCAGCCATAAGTCTTTTCGATAGAAATAGTTCCGTGCAACATTACACGGCAATACAAAGATAACAAAAATGGCGCAGTTAGTGCCACTATTATAAGAAAAACATATTTAATACATTATTTTTTTATCTTTAATTTTGTTTGTATTGTTATATAAAATATATTTGTACAAACGTTATTGTAAAACTGTAAAAATATGGATTTCAAGGATCAAATTTTACAACTGTCAGACCGCATAAAAAAACAAAAAGATAGCATATCTACAGAAGAAGCCACAAAAAATGCTTTCATAATGCCATTGATAGCTTCTTTAGGTTATGACGTCTTTAATCCTTTCGAAGTTGTTCCGGAAATGGACTGTGACTTAATCAAAAAGAAGGGAGAAAAGATTGACTATGCTATAATGAAGGACGAAAACCCGATACTTCTTATAGAGTGTAAGCATTGCAAACAAGACTTGAATCTGCATGACACCCAACTACAAAAATATTTCGTAGCCTCTAAGTCTCGCTTTGGAGTCCTCACCAATGGCATAGAATACCGTTTCTATACCGATTTGGAGAAGGTTAACATTATGGATGAAAGGCCATTCTTAGTTGTAAATATGCTAGATCTGTCTGATGCAGACATAGAACAGCTGAAAAAATTCCACAAATCTTATTACAATGAAAACAATGTACTTAGCACAGCAAATGAATTAAAATACACAACGGAGATAAAGGAAATTTTCAACAAAGAAATACAATCTCCTACATCTGATTTTGTTAGATTCTTTGCAAAACAAATATACACAACCGGGCAAATCACACAAAAGGTAGTTGAAATGTTCACCCCGCTTGTAAAAAAGTCAATGTCTATGGTAATAAATGATATCATAGCTGAAAGGCTTAATACAGCAATGAAAAATGACGAACAGGTTGAAGACACAACTAATATTTCTAGTAATTTACCTAATTCTCCCAAAGAAAATACAGAAAACAAACTACCTGAAGGGATAGTTTATATGGATAAAGAAGCAGGGATTATCACCACACAAGAGGGAATGGATGCTTATAATATCGTGAGAAGCATACTTAGGCGTAGTGTAGACGCTTCACGGATTACATATAAAGACTATAAGACTTATTTCGTTATAAGTTTAGACAACAGTCAATGGTATTGGATATGTCGTATTTCTATTGGAGCAAGAAAGAAGCAAATAGGAATACCAGTAAACAAATACAAAAGCTGCGACTGGATTCAGATTGATAGCATAGATGATATATTCAAATATGCGGATAGACTTGAAGAATCAATTAAAATGGCAATAGAAAAGTTGTAAAAATAAAAACTCAATAATTATGAAGAAGAATATTTTATTATTACTGGCGGTGTTTATTTATTCAATAATGGGATTTGCTCAAGAAAAGAAAGAAGTTATCATTAAAGCTGGTACTGTTGTTCCTTTGGAAGCCATAAGTAATGTTAGAGCCTCTCAAGTACATGAAGGGCAGAATATCGATTTTAAAGTTTCTAGGGATGTTATTGTAGATAAAATAGTAGCTATTCCTGCTGGAACTATAGCTAAGGGAATAGTATATGAAGCAAAAAGATCGTCATGGTTTGGAACTAAAGGAAGATTAGGTATTAAACTACGTTATTTAACTCTTTCATCCGGAGACAATGTAAACTTCTCATCTTCTGAAGTTTATATTACTGGGAAAAATCGTACTCCTCTATCAGTAGTAATCTTTTGTTTCACATGTCTTCCTCTTCCTTGTGGATCTAAAGCTGAAATGAAAATTGGTTATGAGTTTGATGCATCAGTAGCTAACAATACTACAATAACTTTAGAGTAATTATTAAAAAATTGTTCAGTTTTACCTATAAATCACGAGGATTTTTGTATAACCCCCGTGATTTTTTTATCCCTAATTTTTAAAATTGTTCTATTCTTCGTATTTAATCCCATTTCATAGCTTTTATCTTTGCCATGTTTTTCGGATCGTCCGCATTTACAAATGTCCTGTCATTGGAAATACGGGCTTCTTTCTTTTCTTCATCGGTAAGATATACTGAAGTAATAGTATCTGCCATCAACATTTGAAGAAATGAAAAACTAATTTCCCACACAATCTGCTGTGGAGTCATGTTGAGCTTTTCACATGCTGGTAATATCAAAGAACCAAATACGCTTTTACCGCCAAAAGTGATAGAATTACCTTTTTTGTTTTTTATCATTGAGACTTTAGCTAGTTCTTTGCGTTCCCGGTCAATCCCAAAATATTTGATAAACTCATCGGTATTATCTTTAGTAAGCACTATAACAAGAAGCTGAGACATTTCTTCATTTGAAAGATTGTTTCTCAAAAACTGGCATCTACTATTTACAATTCTGCTATTAAATAGTTCTTCTTTCTTGTTGAGCGTATGATATGATAGTAGCTGGCAAACAATATCTTTTTTTTCTTGGCATAATCTTAAAGCCTCCATGTATGGGTTTGATTTTATAATATCAGCATTCATATCAAGGCTTTCAATAAGTCTTGAGAGTAGATACGTTTTGCCTAACGTTATTGGATATAGATAAAAATGTCGCTTATTAACCTGAAAGCCGTATGGCCTTTCCATTATGGTATCAGCAATATTCATTTCTATTATTTTTCGATCTTCAATCATATACTATTACCTTTTAGAAAACAAATTGGCTATCTTCACAGACCACCAATTTCAGATTTGAACAAAAAGACCTAGAGCGGACTGATGGACCTGCACCATCCACTTCACTCTGGTAGAGCGACGCACGCCTGTGTGTGCTTAATCCGCAAGTGTGCATCTATAAAGCAGATGCACAAAGGTTTAAACTATATCTATTGTAAATTATCCGCCTATGCCGGGATTGGGGGCGACTTCAAACTTGTCTCTATCACCGTCTTCGTCGTCCGGGTCACACTCTATTTTTGTAATAGGTGATCCTGTTGTAGGAGTAACAATAATTTTACCCCATTGAACTTGTTTCTTTTTAGCGGCATATTTTAAAGCGTCAAATGTATATGCCCACACACCACCATCTGCACTAGTAAACGTATCTTCAACTGACACTGTTGTCTTTTCCATACAAAATCCAGGAACTTCGGGATCTTCCGGTTGTAGTGCAACAGCATAATTGTGAGCAACTACGCCATCACTGTCGTTGATAGGTCTTTTGCGGCCTTTTGCTGCACGTATGTTGAGTACAAGGGTATAGGTGTTTTTACCATACTTGACATCTTCATTTTCTCCACCTTCAATTTTGGCTTCTTGTTTGTCGCCTTTTGTTGTTGTCAACTGTGTGGAATCTTCCACGGGTGTAGGAAGCTCTTCCCATTTGGGCGAAGAAGCATCCAAGTCTTTTACGAAAATTCGGGGTTTACCCCATCCGATTACTGCCATAGTTCTATATCACTTAATATAGTTAATACTTATTCGTTATTTATCTCAATGTACAATTTGTTATTAATGAAATGTTCTGTATGTCCGTCCTCAAAAGGTGTATTTGTAGGACTGGTTTTTTGGCTACATTTTGATGGGGTTGTGTGGTATTCATCTTTTCGTATGGAGATAAGGAATTTGCATAATTCACACAGCTTACCTACGCGTAGAGTATCTTTTTCCCACGCCTTTGTTTCCGAATTCCATAGATCACGGACATACACATTGACATTAACATAAGCTCTTTGGATTTGGCCACATCCTTCATTGGCAAGTACAGATATAACAATATCCTCTTTGTCTGACTTGTTTGGTCTTCCTCTATCACTTAATTTGCCAGTAACATTCCTTTCAAGGTCTGTGCCCTTAATTTTGTGATAGACAAACTTAGCTATTTCAATGTCCGATTTCATTTAGCAATCTGTCTTTTTAGTTTCTCAAGCATCTTGGGAACCTGGTCTATTGCCCATAATTCCGTTGATGCAAGTACGTCCTTATTATCCTTCCTTTCCACATATTCAGCATAGTTCATTCCAGCAACTATAACAAGTACATAGCCACTGGAATACCTCTTAACAAGTTCCTCTGCCAACTTTTTACCTACAGTTACGCCTTCCGAGCCTTGCTTTATCTGATTAAAGTCCGAGTATTGGATAATACTACCGTTATAAGCTATTACATAGCCAACTGAGCTGCGCAGGTTACCGGACTGGTCGTACCAACTTTTATTACCGCCTCTATTACGTACTCTTGAAACGCATTGTTCCCCAAGGTAAGACAAAGCGCGTATTGTTAGCCTTTCAGCCCGATTTGCTTCTTTCATAAGAACCTTATGAATTTCATCCAGCTTGGTAGTCATTCTTATGCCCATAATACTAAACCCAAATTTTGCACTGAAGTTGGTAACGATGGAAACCTTTTACTTCAAATTCCCTTTCAATTCCTCCGAGAAGACTTATCTTAACCCTGTCACCAATAGTAAAGGTTTGACAATTGCTTGGAAGACATACCGTATATGAATAGCTTCTTACAACACCATCCTCAAACTCTCTTTCTTCCGCCTTCCCAGAAGGCACGGCATCACAAGGGATTGAGCCTTCCCATTCAGATGAACCTGGATGATAATTTCCATTTTCATCTTCATAGCCAGGAACAGCTACTAAGTATTGTAAACGGTGTGGATTTCTATTTATTACTGCCATACTACAACAAACAATCTCCTACATATACCATTGGTTTTGCCTCCAGTTCTACCGAAGGCTCACCAATAGTATTGTAGATGGAGTTAACACGTAATAATATACGTTCTTTATCTTTATCGGACAAAGCCCCAAAGGATTTGTCTGCCTCTGAGAAATTGATAGCCTGAATCAAAGACCAAAGACAATCAGCCAATGCACCCTGATATTCGTTAGAATGAGCTGTATCAAAACTAAACTCTTCGTATCCATTGAGTTTACGTTTGATCATTACATTCTCTACAAAACCCATTGGAATAGGATAATGTATTTCGTCTATGAGAGCTTGCTGAATAGTCTTCATTGCTTATTATGCTTTATGAGATTCAACGGCCTTTTTCAATGCTTCTTCGTCTGCATCGTTCAATCTGTTGACTGCTGCAATGAGTTTGTCATCAGAAACGGTAGAAGTCATATTCTTACCTGCAATCTTGTTATATTCCGTCACAAACTCCGGCTTTTTGTAAGTTGCTCCCCAGATTGTAATCTTAACGTCAGAAGTATCTTTTTCTTCTTCTGTGGTATTTACCTCTTGAGCTTCTAGAATATCCAAAGAGTAGATTTGATCTACATTTTCGATAACCGGTAAGCAAATAGCCTGTCCGTTTGTAAATTCCTGTAACGGATCTGTCTTAGAGTAACGGCTAATCAACTTGTATTCATCAACGGTAGTATATTCAACTCCATTAACAGGATTAGTCGCTTCAGCCAAAGTTCCCCATACAAAAGAACCTACATTATCAGCAGAAGGGAGAAATATCAATTTATTCGCATTCCACGGTTTATAAGATGCCCTTTTACCGTTCTTTTCATAAGTTACTGAACGGTCAATTTTCAGGAATGAGATACCGTTATATTGGTCAGAGAACGCTTCATCAAATAATGTAGAAGTAGGTACAGGCAGCTTAGTATCATTATCAAAGGTTTGACCTCGATAATTTGCAGCTAGTTCTTTAGCCCATTGAGACTGACGCATTTTGTTATATGTAGATAAAGCCAGCATAATAACTGAAATACTGTTATCATCATCGTTAGCTTTATTTATAACTCTTTCAATATCATCTCCTGTAACTTCACCAGTAGTAACAACACCAAAGCTATGTTCTGGCAAATAACCATAATCAACACGAAGACCTATACCAGTATTTTTATCATCATCACCCTCAACAATGATGATGCCATCGGAGAGTCCTGTAAGGAAATTTGCTTCATTTCTCTCATCAATACCAATAGAGCAAGCCGTTCCATCGTCTAACATGCGAGTGATTATGCGGTTAAGGACAGATTTTTTAGCTGCATCCGTGCTGGCATTGGATAAATGAGCTCTCATAATGTTGATGGCATTAATTTGAGTCTCTCTTAGAATCTTTTTAATTCCGATCTTAGGCAATTCCCCGTTTGACCGTGCGATAGAATCTCGCTTTTTAGGTGAAAGCGGAGAGTCCATAGCTACCATATCAGCAGCTACATATGTAGTATTAGCAGATGTGCCTTCCCATTTTTGATCAGGAGAATATACCTTAGTAAGCATCGTTTTGTGAAGATAGGTCAAATTCTTGTTTGTTCCATTGATCTTTTCTTTCACATATAGACTCAATTTAGGCCATATTCTTCTTACAAATTCAATAAATAATGATTCATTCATCTTTCACCTCCTTTTAATCGTGTAAAAAAGTTAGTTGTGGCAATGCCGTTTTTAATGCAGCCTTGATGCTGTCAATAGGATAAGGGCTTGCCACGTCATTCACTTCGCCAGCATACATGATACCAACGAATGGTTTGTCGGCAGGCTTGGAACAAACAACAACACCAACATATTCATGATTTTCTGGCAATGATTCGTAGGCTGTACCTGCTGAATTAACAGGCATTGGCTTATAAGTATCGTTTTCTGTATTGCGGATAACAATGTGCCCAGCTTTGATCACAGACTGTTTAAATCCAGTCATATCTAGCGTCCGACCATTCATAATTCCGCCTAAATAGTTACGAATAACAATCGAATCCATTCCGGTTAAGATTGTTTCTTGTTCGTTTACTAAATCAGCTTTTGCGCCCATTTTTAATTTGCTTTTGATTAAAGACCATTAGCTATTGCTATGACCTCTTCATCGGTTAATAATTCATCTTTTTTTTGCTTCTTACTTCCTGCACCTGGAGGATTACCTAAACTAGAAAGTCCCGCGTCGGCACGCTCCTGGTTGTAAGATCTCAAATCTTCCTCAACTTCGGAATAGAATTCTTCAAACTCTTCATCGTTCTCAAACTTCATCTTATTGAAGGATTTCAAGGTACGAGTGCCGAATGTACCAGCGTCTTTCAATAAGGATTCAAGCTTTTCTTTACGTGTAGTGGTAACTTTTTCACCTTTCAATGCTGCGATTTCGTCATTCAGTGTTTGTACTGTCTGAACCAAACCTTTAGCCCATTCCGGAGTATCATCATTCTTTCCTCTGTTTTTGGGATTTTTGGTATTTGAACCAGTTTGACGTCTTTGATTGTTCGAAGATCCGTCGTCGTCATCATCGTCATCGTTGTCGTCGTCATCTGTTTCAGGGTGATTTTTCTTCCATTCATCAAGCAAGCGATTGGCCTGTGACTGGCCGAAAGGTAAGTAACGTAGTGCAGCTTCAATCTCTTTATCGATTTCGGCATTTACGTCTTCATCTGAGGCATCTTCTGCGGAGGTAAGGTTATCGGCAATCTGAGCAGCGATACCCTTTAGCTCCTTTTGACTGAACCCCAACGCCTTCGTTTTAGGTTTCAGTTTCAAAAAAACTTGCTGTTTTCTGTCCATTGTACAATGTTTTAGTTACTAAAATAGCCTGCATAGCACGTATACCAGCAGACTATTCGCTAGAACTTTACTAAACATTAGAGCAATGAGTCTTTACGACAAGTTCTGTGGCGTACGTCTTCATACGCATCTGATACAAAGGTAATAAAAGTGACATTAAAAATGCCACTTTTCATGTTAAACTATCATAATAAACTCACGAACAGCAGTAATCTTGTACTCCGTGCCGTGAAACTAAATGTAGTTGTACATCAGCGTTTATTCTTTGAGATACTTATAAGCCTTTAGGTATTTGTTTAATCTGTAAATATCTTTTTCTGTGAGTTCATTTAAGCGTGTTATATCCATGTTATCTTCTAAATCATGTAGTTTAACCTGCCTTCCTATAGGATTAAGCCTGGATCGTTTTATGAAATCTTCATAGCTTTCGTTTTCATTACGGGTAACTGAAAGTATAGCATCTACTATATTGCGAGGAAACCCTTCCATCAGTAAATATTCAGCTGTAACTTCGGTATCTTCTATCGTATCGTGCAACAAAGCAACAATTCTTTCTTCGTTAGTAGAACATCTATTTGCTACACGAATAGGATGAAAGATATAGGCCATTCCAGCTTTGTCAACTTAGTAAATATGTGCATCACTTGCTATTTGAAGAGCTTTTTCTAATAAAGTACTAGTATTCGTCATATTCTGATTTTGATATTTCTTTTCCTCCAAGAATTATATCACAAACAGTCTCATTGGATTGAAGAATTTCTATCTCATTATATCCATGATGTTTTATATATGATTTTGTTTGACCGTTATCGAGATATAAACGGATAACAGCTTCTTCAAAATCGTCAAGCAAATAAACTGTTGAGCCTGACTGTAATTTATTGTATAATTCCTTTTGGTTCATTTTTATATGTAAAGATAGTGATTTTTATTGGAAATGACTATAATATTTGATTGATTTTTCAGCTATTTCTTGCGCCTTTTTATCAGATTTATCTAATATTCGCCATTCTTCATAATATTTATGTCCTAATCCACCTTCCATGCCTGTTTGCTTTTGTATCTCTTCCCAGCGTTTTTCTCCAAGAATCCTTTTTGCATCTTCCGGCTTTTCTTTTGCATAAATCATTCGTTCTGTATTAACTTGAATTTCGGCAACTAATCCGTTAGATGTTTTGATATTGACTATATTTCCACTATATCCCATAAACGATTCCGGTTTTCGTCTTTTCAGTCGCACAAATGAATCGCTGTCAGACAGTTCGTTCAAGACTTCATCTATTTGTGATTTGGGAACTATAATTGTCGTCCTAACGGCGTCTTTTATATCGTATGGAGTTATACCCTCCGTTTTCACCTTTCTTGTTATTGATGAAATGCTTTTGTAATTGATTGGCGTTACAAATCCTTTGTTCTTTTTAGCTATGAATTCTGCTAAACTTTGTACCTCATTCCCGACTAAAGAAGCACGATTAACAAGCTCTTTAGCTGAATTCTCGGTATTTATATTTTGAACAATTGATTTGTTATCTCTCAAAAAATAAGGTAGGGTGTTTCTTTTCTGGGCTTTCTCGATTTTTTGATGGTTTTCGAGTACCCATTTTTTGAATTCGTCAGGAACATCCTTTACTTCATTTATACTTTCTGTGGAAACATCGCTCCGTCCATCCCATTCCCAGAATTCTTCTTCTGTTTTGAGAATAGGAACTTTATAACAACGACAATTACTACCCCAAAAACATTTTCCATTTCTGCGTATATACATGATATGGTTACGTTCAAGTGTCAGGTCATAAACATTTCCATCATACAAAACATATTCTTTATCAAATACTGTTGATGTAGTTGAGTAACATTCACGTATAATGTAGCAGTCATAATTTGATTTTATTTCAACTCCATTTCTTTTATGAGATTTTCCAGCCTTATTTACAGAGAATGATGGTCTTTTACCTGATTTCAATATAAGTTCAGACAAATCTCCTGACATTTGTTTAGAAGTAGTGAAAAACATTCGTTCTTCTTTGTTAGAAGTGAATACATTCCCTCTATTCCCAACAAATGACTTGAATGGTCTTGTATATCCATCGCACAGAACGAAAGCATTCAAGAATATTTCAATCTGCCTTTTGGATGACGATTTTATTTCATTCGGTATATATTTTTCATTGCATACACCAAAACGTTTCAAATATTGGCAAATGTCTGCTGAATAAAAACATACACCGTCATCATATTCAGTTACTTTATACCCAAGTTTTTCTATTAGTGATATGATTTTATTTCTTGCAGGTTCTCCTTTTTTTTGAGATATAATAACTTGACTTTTACGTATTGTGCTACCATCTGATAACCAATATCCCATGAACTCGCAAAACAAATCAAAATCAATGACTGTGCTTCCGATTGTCATACAATCAATATCATCAGACTTATATTCGCAGCCACGATAAAATGCACCCTTCCCTTTTGTATATTCATTCGCTTGGCAGTTCCTAATTCTGCCATCATTCTTATTCAAATAAACCATATTGTGATCAGGCGTGACAAGGCAATCTAATGACTTATTGAAAAAGCGAATCATTTTACCGCTATGTGAATAGCATTGTCTGTCTGTAAATCCAACCCATTCAGGAACTCTTTCGTTTGGATTTAGAGATAATATCAAGTCATCGTCAAGCACATCTTTGAATAACTTCCATCCTCTACTTGTGAGCACTTCACTATCATCTGAGTAGCAATTAGGGTGCCATCCTGTCCACTCAAAATCTTTTGGGTACTTTCCTGCAAGTTGGTCGCAAATGTCATAATACCGTCCCTTAGGAACTCCCTTGCAGTTATGGTTTCCACTCAACTTTATTTCATATCCGACTACGAAATCCATTTGTTTCCATCTTTCGTTTTCGGCTGCTCTATAAGACATGTTTATTTCTGAACGGGCTAGACGTATGGAACGATATTCACAATCTTGTATATGTTCAGCACTGCCATATCTGTCTTTGTAATCTTTTTGCAGTAATGGGAAATCAAGAAGATATTTACTTATTTGCTTACTCAACGTAACAGCACTGGTTCCTTTTTGAATAGCGCATGAGATCGCAGCCTCCAGTTCTTCTTTGTAGATCATAGATTGCTGCCAGAGTTTTGCAGATATATTGAATCCTTTATCTTTTCGATTCTGGAATGCTTTCAAAGCATCTGAATTTGTTTGATATAGTATTTTATATTTCTCTTTGTCAACTTGGGCGTTATATGCTTTTAGTACTTTGTTTACTATTAAATCCTGTGCTTCATTACTGTTCTTCCATTCTTCGGTAGTACCACGATAGATAGTTGCATTTATATCCTCTACAAAGTGCTTCTGTATATCGTCAATTTGCTTTTTAGTTTGAGGGTAGTCAGACCATTTAAACGGCTTATCACTATCTGAGAAATAATTAGTTAGTGAAACGGCTTTGGCTGCTTCCAAATTCAGGGTATCATATATCTGCTCAACTAGGGCTACATATTTGTTTAATCTCCTGTTGAGTTCTTGGTATTTTTTTTTCTGATTTGGAATCTTTGGCTTTGCCATTATTTTATATACTTTTTCTTATCCTTCTTGGTAGGGTAGAGATGATGTTTTACTATAATCTTACCACAAATAGGACAATCTTGTACGATGTATTCCACTGTAACTACTCTAGTATGCTTTTTCATATTTATTCCTCCGAAATTCTATCAGGTGCCGGCATTTCCAATAATCGGATAGCTTTAATTGTTTCCTTTCCCTCCAATATCGCTTTACATAAACGATGGTAGCCATCAGCAATTTGACCTACTTCGTCAAGAATAATAGGATATTCAAGAGAGCATTGATTCACCCGTTTGCATTGAAAAATGAAACTGTGAAGCTGATTGCATTCAAATGGTTCAGCTGTAAGGTCTATATTCCATAGTGGCATATCAAGAACCGGATATTCTTTTGCCTTAGCAAAATCGTAGAGTGTTTGGGCTTTCCAAATCTTATTTCCACGATGATATTCACTTTCAGCAAAAGTTATATTATCTATTGGAACTTTCATACTATTCTTTCTTGATATATACTTTGATTTCACCGGTAACATGAAGTGCGTCACCGACTTTTTCAACATAATATTCTATCAACCCTCTTTGAATGATAGAGTTTATAATCGATTGGCGGACTTCATTTTTTACTTCTTTGATAAGCATTTCATCTGATTCCCGATTAGACCAACCTTCGTCAAGTTTCATCTTCTTACGATAATCCTTGATTTCTTTTTTAGTACGGACAAGACAGATGCCTAACTTCTTGGCTTCGTAATTATCAATCCTTTCAATACTCCTCAATCGTTCTTGTGGATTGATCTTCTCTGCCAATCTAATAAGCCAATTTGATATTCTTTTCTTCATTATATTTAATTTAAGCCAGCTGCACAAACATATACTTACGCAGTCTAAACCTTTTCTACAACTTGGCAGATAGGCTATAAACCTTCATCTTCATAAGCCATTTTTGCACTCATGACGCCTACCTCACTTACTATTTTGACGGACAGCCCCTTTTGTACGTCAAGCTCAAAAATAACATTGTCATTAAATTGAGTGGAAGAGTATTGGTACAATAGTGCATACTCCATTCCTTCTATCTTTGCGTATATAATAAGCGTCCCATTTTTTTCTCTGTCTATCTGTATTGCACATTTACCAACAGAAATAAATTCACAGGAATAACCCTGTTTTTCTTTACTAAATTTTAGTACATCAGTTTTTGCCATAATATTTATATTTTAGATTGTTATTCCGATTGTTCGAATATATTGCTTATCCTGCTTTTGGAAGCCTCTGCATCTTCTTTTTGAATTTGGGAAAGAGTTTCTTGTGGATCAGTAGAGATACCTAAGTTTTTGATGGCTTCTAATTGGCTGACAACTGCCTTTCCGCCACTTGCCGTAACCCACTTTTCTATTTCTGACTTTTCATCATTTTGAATAAACGGAGTTATGACATGCTCAACCTCAACATTATCTACTTCATCTTTCCAAGAAACATTCATCATTTTCAAGAAAGCTCTGATTACGCTACATTCACGTTCAAACGTTTCTATCCATGCACCACTTTCATCTCCAACCTTTAAATGAGCGTCAGTAAGTAAAGTCTGCCTTGCATCAAATCCAATATTGCCAAGAGACTTCATGTTTTCAAAGGAAATATCCGGCATTTGGGATTGTGACCAGAACAGTTTAACAAGAGTATCTACATGGTATTTTAACGCCTCGATAGATTGTGCCCATGAAACATAGGACACATCCCCGTTTTGTTCTACGCGGTAAACTCTACGGCTTTCTCCTTTATCTTCTCCTCCTTTCATGCCACCAGCTATTTTTAGGATAGGAGCGGAATTATATGCGATGACATCGCTATTACGTGACAGAGTATATTCGATTTCTTTTCTGATATAGGAAAGACCGTGATAAATGGAAACAGGACGATAGGTGTAGACTCCAGGGATTTTCATAATAACGACCGGTTCTAATTTTACTAATTCCCAGCCGTTTCCCTGTTGTTTCCATTTATAATGGATGTTTGACGTGTATGTTTCAAAGAAAGTAACTTCTTCATTTTTCACCTTTCTAGTGTACTCAAAAGACATTGCGATCATATCACCAAGTTCATCAAGTAAAGGATATAACCTAACACCGTCCATTGGTGAATAAGTTTTGCATTTTAGCTTATATTTACTTTTAAAGCCATATAGAGTGTTGGGACTCTCAACCGTGTACCAAATGGTGAACACTTCACATGAAGCAAAGTAAGCATTGCCTCGCTTAATATTTTCACTATCAATACGAGCATACTTATATATCGCTTCAATTGCTTTCGCAATACTTTGGCGGGTTTCATTATCTTCTATGTTATGATATACACGTTTAACCGGAATAGCGAACATGAATTCAGTCATTCGCTTGGTGAGAAGTTTTTCAAGTCCTATATAGATACGCGAAGCTCTCTCTGTATCTCCATTAGAACGGACTTTGTCTTTACGAGTAACTGTGTCAGATACAATCTCATGCTCTGTAGGTTCGTAGTCTTTGAGAAGTTTATCCCATGATGGGACTGTTACAGACTTTTCTTTCAAATCGTTGATAATATTATCAACGGGCCGAGTATTGTCTAAGATAGCGGTAATTTCGTCCATAGGCTGTTCCGTACTTCTTCATACGGTGATTAGTTGAACATATATAAATACTCCCCCCAAAAACCGGATAGCACAATACGCACTATCCGGAAACGTGAAGGAGCACGTTAGCATCAAATGCTACGGTGCAAATATAATAAAAGTGACTATAATAATGCCACATTTAAGTAACTTTATTTTTATCTAATGCTTAGATACCTTTTTCACAAACTCACCACATGCTTTTAAGGCATCAGATAATTGCTTTAAATCATAATCATCTTGTATCTCAATAGTATACTTTGGAAATTTATTACGAATAAGCAATAATCTATCATTTTTATCATCTTGCCGAAACTCAAATACTGGTGTAGGCAAAGCTATCGAATACCAATGGGAAAACATATAGTCGCCCATCTCTGCCATGATGTGCGCTATTTCGTTGGCACAATTCGAGTTGTTCGCATACTTGCTATCATCAAGAATGGTAATCCTTTGAGTTTCGTTGAACTCGTGTTCTTTAAACTTACATACTATCAAGTTCTCTATATCAGTCAAGACCCACCAGTTTGGCAGGTCTTGACTATGTTCTAATTTAAATCTGTTGGTCATATTATTTATCTTCTATTGAATAATCGCCACTTGCAGCAGGCGCAAACTTATCTACGATTGTTCCAATTCTTAAAGCATCTTCATCTGAGATTTCAATTTGCATATCTTCATTACAAATCATTTCAATACTGTTACTTTCAAATATCTCAAGTAATTCACTGTTATTGCAATATAATATTTTCATATTCTTTGCCCGTCATGCCGATAGCACAGCTTATAAGATTAATTATTATTCTACTTCTTCTGCTTCAATCACATAGCTTCTTCCATCCCAATCGAAAGATCGGGTACCATCACTGAATGTAGGTGTAGCACCATCCACATACTTGCGTGAACGGATAACGGCAATACCCCAGTTGGCGGCGTATCCTATTTCTTCGTTGTCGGCATACTTTTCATTGAACATATCAAGAAGCATCTTATAAGCCTCTTTTAGAGTCAATTCTCTTTTAACGATTATTTCTGTCCTACCATTAAATTGGATGTCTCTGTTGGCAATGTAGCCATTTGTTTTTGCGATGATTCTGTAAGTTGCCATAATAAAAACAGTTTCTACGTGTGTCTCACGCCCGTACGATGGGTATTAATTAGTTCTTTTATATATGTAAATATAGTAATATTATTTGGATTGACAAAGTATTTACGATTATTTTTTTATCATTTCTTGGATAAATTCAATCTTTCTTCACTCGTATAAGCTACTGCAAGACTTGTTTTATCATACCGTATCGTGACATACCTTTTGTCTATGGTATAGAAGTCGTACATAGTACATAACTTACCCAACACTTTGCCAGTTGCTTCATCAGTGGGGATTCGGGGCTAATCATTAAAACTAAATCTGCTTTCATAATCGTGTATATTATGATATCCAGAAATCTGTTGGATTAATTACATTAAAAGACTTGAATTGAGACCAAACCTAAAAACTAAAGCGTTGTTTATCTCTCGATCGGTAGGATTGTGATCAAACTCTTTGACGAAATCATTATATCTACCTCTTATAATGTACCTATCTGTTAGTATCTCTTGTCCTTGTCTGTCCACTAATGTACCAATCGGATGAAAAGAACAACTATCAAAATAATGATCGTCTTTATTATAGTCGCCTGTTAGCTTCATATAGATGCCGTTTACTCTTTGGCAAAAAACTGCTTGTGTTTCTTTCTTGTTCATAATCTTCTATATTGCGCAGGGATTTTGCCCTGCTGGTTAAACTTATCTTTTATCTATTACCAAATAATGGTCTGCTAAACACTTTACCCACTGTATTCTGTATTTCTTTGAAGCACATCTAAATTCAATGTCTCTTATAGCAGAAAGGATGTCAGACACGTTCTCATTATAATATTTCGCAAGTATAGTTAGTACGTGATAGCTTTCTTGTGGTGTAAAGTGCAAAGAACTTCTATATCTCTTTGCTGTCTCATATACTCTCTTTGAGAATGATTCAATAGTTTCAAAATCTTCTTTTCTATAATTGAAGAGGTCTGTTGCTTTCATTGCTCTTATATTTTAATTGTTAGTAATATTGGTTTCTTTTAGTATTGTAAAGATACTCATTATCAATGAATTAGCCAAATATTTACACAATTATTTTAGTCATAAAACACTCATAACCAAAGATTTAACTTTTGCTATAAACAAAAATGGCGCCGACTTTCACAAGCCAGCGCACATAAGAGCAATGAAAACACAAAAGAAGTGTTTTCGGCTACAAAGGTACTAAAAGAAACACAACTACAAAAAATCTTTGAGCAGCTCTTCATCGCTAATAAAGCTGTAATCCCTAGGATAGAATGTATTCGCTAATGCATCCATATAGTCAGGAGAACGCTTGATACGTTTTTTGATGTCTTCTTTAGCCTCAATGATAATCTTTCCATTACTAAGAAACTTCCATTTAGTTTCAGTCGCTTCTTCCATCAACTGATCACATGGAGGTAAAGCTGCACCAAACCCATTTTTAGGATTGAGCCAATCACGCAAAGCCCAATACAAATATGCTCGCATATTGGCAAATTCATATTCTCCGGTAATATCATGCAATCCATCCGCACCTTCTGAATATTTACATGAAAAAGCATTTGTAAATTCTTCCTCCAACAAACGAGAATAGACACCTGCACCCTCTCCTATCGTATCAATAAATGCTTTTGCTCCCTTCTTCTTTAAATATGGTATTGTCATACCTACTACATGCATGTGATCCGCACGTCCAGCAGATTGATGCACTTCAAATTGAGTAATATAGTTTCCATATCTCGGACAAAGCACACTATTGTCTCGTCCCATACCGGCAACGTCAACCCCTAACTTGCAAGATTTAACAGGAATGAAACCGTTTGCTTGTAATTCTTGCCAATTCCTGTTTGCTATCTCTATCCATTCATAAGGTATAAGTACATCTTCAGAAACTTTTGGGAACATACCAAGTACCTTAACTCGAAATAAATCATTAGGTCGGTATAGGCTACCTTCCCATTTGAAATCGCCTTCTCCCTCATTAAAGTCCGTTTGCTGAATGGGAGAGCACCAATTTATTACTTTGTCTTTTACCCATTCATAATCTACTTGACCTGGAATTATAACTTGTTTTTTTACCACATTCTCCGCATTAAGAGAACTAAGCCTAAACTTAGCAAAACGTTCTGATTTCATGGCTCTAGCTGCATATCCAGTAGTAATATTAGGATTAAACACTATGAGCATCCGAGAATTTCCCTGTAAGTTACCTTCTATCGCATTATAAACAATTTCGGATATACCTGATGCCTCCGTGATAACAAACATGGTATTTGCTGCATGAAATCCCGACCATGATTCAGTTGCGTTGTCATCTGCTTTAAATCCTGTCAAAAACCATTCTTCATAATCCGTTCTTATGTCATCAGCAACCAATTTGCCTGGACAACAAAAAGGAAACTTTGCCCTTGCCGCACGAATCAACCTTCTGATTTCAGGAGTCATAATATTTTTCACTTGCCTCCCTGTTGGTGCTGTCATGGCCACCTTGGTATTCCCAACAAGCACACCTTTTTCATTAAATCTAGGAGTAAGATACATAAAACACAACGAAGCACAGGCCGCAACAAAATCTTTTCCACGAGCAGTTCCACTTGCAACAGCAGTCATGGGGTTATGTTGGACAGACTCAATAATAGCTTGCTGCTCACGATCTAATCTTGCGCATAATGCATCACGGACAAATTTATTCCAATCCTTCGACCAATACGCTATAATTTCACTTATGAGTTTTTTTTTTTCATCCTTTGTCACCATTCTTATATGAACTGGTTAATGATTTTAAAGCATCTACCCAATCATCATTAGTAACATTTACATCTTGTTTATCTTTCCATTCATTTGGTCTACGATTTTTTAACCAAAATATTTGTGCTGTTGTATCTCCCGCGACATGCTTTTTCGTTTTCTTCACCACAGTCGTTTGACCAGATCCATCCTCTCCTGTTTTCACCTCAGTTGTAGTTTCCTCAATATCATAGCCAATAGCTCGTTTATATAAAGCACTCTCTACCTTCATGTCGGCTTCGTCTTTACCTTCCTTCAACAAATCTATAACTTCAGGATGTTTCTTTAGTATACTTTTGAACGTAGTAAGTCCTATTCCAAGACGCACACATAAACCTTTATTGTCAGCCCCATTCCTACAGTCTGCTATAATAAGATCTTCCTTCCCTTTTATATATTTATCATAAAGAGAAATCTCCATTTTGGGCCTACCTCTCCCTGCCATATTATACCTCCTCTTCTTTCAGTTCAAGCAAAAAGGCCTTGCAAATATCAATCATACGTGCAAAAGCCACCGTATTACTTTTTATATTAAATTTTTTCTTAACCTCTGTAGCTACCTTAATAAATTCTTCATAGGAGCCGACAACTATCGAACTATTTGCAGATATTTTCTGTTTTTCTAGTTCCGCTAGAACAGCTTTGACATCATTGCTCCTACTTTCAGTAAACAAGAACTTCATTTCGGTAAGCTCTATATCCCCATCATTAATAGAGACCGTGGGAATCTTATTCGTATCAATAAATTGAATGCCGTTAAGACCAGAAAACTCTCTTGCTTCAATAGTGCGCATCTCGCTATAAATTTCCTTAAGCATCTGAGCATCATCTTTGCCTACTAAAGCATTATGACTAAGCACATAGGCAATCTGCTTGTCTTTATCAACCTCTTCAATATACAAGATTAAAATATATTCCAACTTAGCTTTAATGGCAGCTTTTAAGCGATGATTTCCCGACAAAATGAGATATTTACCGTCATTTCGTTTCATCGCAAACGGGAGCTGAGATAAAAAAACGTCTTCAGCCACATTTGCTGTTAGTCTATCTAGTGTGCTTTTTTCCATATAGTGAGCATTCTTCTCCAACGGAACACAATCGTTTATAGGGCTTACATATGCTAACTTATATGGAGCAATCAACTTGTTTACATCATCCAGTTTCCCCTGAATAAGATGAACATCTTTCACTTCTTGTATTTTTTCAACCATAATCTATATAAATCCTTTAATGAATCATCTAAAAAATTAGCAGAATACATTAGCTTGCCTTCATCTCGGCGTTCTAAATCAAATACTCCTCTATATTTCATTGAAATTGGGCTTGTTGTGTACACGGTAGTCTTCACTCCATCGTAGTAGTTAGCCATTTTTCGGGCAATCAGCATTCTTACATTATGAGACTTAACAAGCATGATCAATAATTTACTCAATCTCTGAGTATTTGAGTTTACAACAAAATCGCTTTGCATAAAAATCTGCTCAAGAGTAGAAAGTTTTTTGCTAAAAGAAGAAAAACCGAACGCTTTTCCATCAGCCATGAATACCAATCCCAAGTCCCCACCAGTTGTATAGTTAACCTTATTTGCCATGTAAAATGCTTTATAGTAGTTCACATCACTAACTGGGCATATCTTTGCTGATATTTCTGTGCTATCTGTAAATTCATAATCCATTGGCAAAATATGAATACATGATGGCTTTATATTTTTATCGCGTTCAATGTAATAATGCTTATCCCGCTTTACACTAGAATAAGTGTATATCGGATTCTTACTAGGCCCCAAGTTTATCTTACCAACAAGGAAGTCGTTTATTTCCTGGAAATATCTATCAGAATAGATGATGTTTTCATCATTCTCAAGAAGACATTTAAACATCACCCCACCTTCTTTGGGGTCAAATACATTATAGGGAGCATGAGCATATCTAAAACTATCTTCTACATAGCTAAACATCTTCTCATATCCTCCTTTATAAGTGGGAGGAAAAGCAATACCTATCCCCTTACCTTTTTTACTTTTTAGGAAGTCAGAAAAATCGCCATAAAAGAAACTGCTTATATTAAAATTCAAAGCACCCTTTTCTAATTTCGATATGGTATTGTGATAATAAATGTCAGCCTGCTCTATAAACGAATTGAACATTTCCTCCTGATAATCATTCTTTCTTTGATGAAAGCCTGATACTCTCATGGCAAACATTACCTGAACAAGATTTTTATATCTTGTATCTTTCCAAGTATCAAAAACCAGACGTAATTCAGGATTTACAACTTCAATATCTGTATTTGTGTCAAGCAGCAGATCAGAAATTAGCTTAGAATATAGGCTTACATCATTGGAATGTACAGTATATCCCATGTTGGACATAATTTTGTCGGTCGTGAAATTACCGGAATATCCGATAAAAACATCTTTCTTTTCTACGCCTTTCATTATATCTTGAAGGAGCAGTTTTACTTCAGGTGGTGTCGTTCCTTGGAACATATCAGTATATTTTACAAGTTATGTATGACTTCATACACTAATTTAGATTTAATGCCCTCCTGGCGTATTCCAGGAAGGCTTAAATACAAAATCAACCATTTCTTCATTGAGAGATAAGCAGGAGTCGAACCTGCACAAGTATCGTCTGCTTTCTCGCTTTCGTCCGTAGATTGGCTATCCTACGATCTTTAAACTACTCAACCTGTTACTAACAGCACCGGTCTTGATGACATCCATTCTTATGTACACTTAGAATTTCCGTTCATTTAGTCTTAGCGCCCTATGACCATTTTATCTCTTAGTGGTGGCAGCAGGACTCGAACCTGCAATGCTTGGCAATCTTCACGTCTTTGCGTAGAACGGGATTAAGTTTCGTTTTACTTTGATGCCCCGTTTTCATAACATCGTAACCAAGTCTACTAAGAGTTGTCAGCGTCTATCTATTCCGCCATGCCACCAAATTTGCGTGTCTTTCCACGTTGTCAGATTGTACAGACCCAGCTAAAGAAAGGAGTCGAACCTTTCTGCCATTTACTATAATCTCAATCACCGAGCCGACTCGAACGGCATTCGCGGAGATGCAGAGTTCCGACCTCTATTAGTTTTCACGAACCTTTTGTTTAGCAAACAAAGCCTGCTCCTTGCAGGTTGCTATCTCCAATAAATGATATAGGCAGGACTTGCACCTGCACGATAGGATTGATACGGATTGTCAGGTTTTATTTTCAACCTATCTAACACTTAGCAAAGAATTTCACTTTACGATTAACCGTACTCAATTAACGTCTTCTAATTCCGCCACTGTATCATTTGAGCGGAAACAGGGAATCGAACCCCACTCTTTGGCTGGAATACCAACGCTCTACCGATGAGCTATTTCCGCAAATGCTTGTCTATTCCAAGCTGTCAATGGTTTCCGTTTTCAATTGACGTGTGTACCCATAACCATAAAAAGCCTCACACATATCTTTAGAACAAACTTGCTTGTTCATACTTAGGTTCTTTCTTCTCAACAACTCCAAACTCTTTGATTTCAATGCCAGTCTTTTCGGTAAGCCATTTTGCAAGTATGTGGCGATGGCAGAAATCACCTGGTTTCTCATAGCAGCATAGAGCAACATCTTGGCCATCACTTAATGTCTTTATTTGCTCCACCACCTTCTTCGCATCTTGACTTTCAAGAATATTGTTGTATAATCTAAGATACTCATCATGGGAACATGCGGCACTTATCATATACCTTGTTGGAGCCACATTAACCATTTGTGGTACTCCACTAATAAATCTTGGCCGTCCAATAGCTACGCAAATAATTTTAATTCCTGCTTCTTTTAATTTTCGGCTATTACCGAAATAACTTGTGTAAATTTTCATTGCTCTTTTTTTATTTTTATGGTGTAAAGATACAAAATATGACATAAAAGTGTCACTTTTAGTCATAAATTTATCTAATTTGATGATTTTATTGTCTCAACCTTGTTACATTTCATCATATGGTCTGTCTCGTGCCACATGTTGAAGGTATTACCAAGGTAGTACTTGTGAGTTCTTGCTCTGATAGGTTAAAGGAGTAACAAACCAATCTTTATTGCCTTATCCATCCTTTAAATACACTTTTACAATTGTTTTCATTGCTTTTAATGCTAAAAATGTGGATCGATATAATGACTTTGGTAATGAAGCATAAGCAAAACACCGCCCTTGTACGCTTGCCCATCTGCCACCCAACATCCATTTCTTCTTTTAGTGAACACCTTTGCGCCACCTTCAAGTTCTGGTAAAATCTTATAATCACCAGCATAGTAGTCAACACATTCCGTCTGGTTAAATGTAACCTCAATCTTGCATGGAGAAATAATTTTGGTAACAGTAGCCGCTCTCCTATCAGAATAGTAACATATAGTACACCCTAACCCTACTTCAGGAATTAAATTTCTGATGGCTTCCGCCTGTTACCTGTCCCTCTCTTCTCTCCATTCGGAATACTTAACCCCATCTGGACATTTTCTGTTTTCGATTTCTCTAAGGATAGCAAAACTTTCTTTGCTTGTTAATTTCTTCGATATTTTCATTGCTCTTATTGATTAATTTGTTATTTTTGATATGTAAAGATACAAATAATATATTGATTATAAGTATGTTAAGTCTAAAAAAACATAGAATTAAGTTTTATTTAACTATTTCATTATCAAGTACTTTGATGCAATAATAGACTTGCTTTTCTCTATTTCGATATCGTTTAAGGATGGAATGACGGCATATCTATCCTTTTCGATCTTAACAAGAGAGCCATACTGCCACTTTTCATCGTATATGCTTTTGCCTCTGAATTTTATTGTACGGTCCATTTTACTTCTCCGTTTTAAGTTCTTTCAATATTTTCTTCGCTATCTCATAATGATTCAATTGCCAACTGGTATAAACATCATCTGTGTGTTCATCGTAATGGTTGGCATATACGTATGCGTTCAAGTTTTCACGAAAGGATTCACCGTCTAAACCTAAATCATCACAATCATCGTACATTCTCAATTCATGAGCCACCTCCTTACATTCTTGATGTGTAACAAAGTCATCTATGGTTCCATCATAGACATTTGTCTGACGGACATATTTTTGTCCTATCGCTATCTTTTCACAACAAAACTCACACCTATGTTCTTTCTTGGCTGTTGGATAAGTTTCTCTTAGTATTGTTGGCATAGTTATTCTCCTTTCTTCACTAATTCCACTTCTGTCGGCTCGTCATCTTCCCAACTTACTTCGGGAAACAGGGCGGTATCAAGTTTAATCCAATCAAGCATAGTTTTGGCTGGTTGCCAATATCCACACTCATCAATCTTTACGGGTCGTGCATTGAAAAGGCACAAATCACCGTCTTTGTCTCTTGTTACATACATAACTTATCCTTTATAAGTTTAATTTACTTAATATCTACTCAATAATTTGTAAAACATTCGTTTCTTCTCGATGTATTTAAGTCCGTTTCTGCGAAGTCCCCTTTTAGTCTTGGACACAATCATTTGACAACCTCTAACGCCAACATATATGAAACCCGAATGATGACTTTTAGCTTCTTTAAAGGCCCACCAAATCGCTTCACGACAATATCTGTAACTATCATTTTGAACACCTTCATAGCCTTTTCGCATTATGAAATGTCCAATTTCGTTAGCTTCTTCTTCTGAATAGCAAATTGTAAATATATTATTCATCTAATTCTCCTTTCTTTAGTTCCTCACAATGTAACTTATAAGCATGGGCAAACATTTTCAAAGTAACAGGCTCAAAAGCAAAGTCTGCTTGCTTGCCTTCTACTACAACTGAAACACATAAATCTCCATCACAGAAATCAATATATGCTACAGCATCATTTATCCCCTTTATAGAAACAGTTTGTGACTGTATAGTATCATTCATTGTTAATCTCCTTTCTTTCTAATTCGTTACCATTTGTACATTAATTTGAGTTATTTGCCTAGAATCTGCTTCATACACCTACGGAACTCTTTTATAGAGGCAGGATTCATATTTTTACTAAGCATGATTTGCGATATTTCAATCGGATTATACTTTCTGTATTCAACCGGAATCTTTCCATATACTCCGTATTCCAACATTGATCTTCTAATATCCATTGGGATTTTCAAAGTTTTCAAAGCCTTCTGCTGTTGTGGAACGGAATAGGGCTGATAATTACTATCCCAATTCCCAAATACAGAAGTAACATAAAGAATCTTTTCTGCTAATCTTATTTTCATTTCTTTATCGGTTATTCGTTATCATTTGATTCAAGAGGAGGAATTGGCATCCAATGAGTTGTATCACAACCGCTAATCGTTTCATAGGAATAATTATCACTCCAGAAATATGCATCGCTATTATCGTCTGTATCCAAAACTGCAAGCCTCACTGTACCATCTTTAAGCCTGATTAATACAGGATCTCCTAATTCCGGTAACCTATCCTTTACGCTGACCCACGGGGATTGCTTTGCCTGCCATTCAGCGCCTTGAATAAAATTTGTTATCCCAAATTGCGCTAAGTTACTACCTGATAAAGTACGATCAACCGTTCTATGGTTAAACAAGATATTTTCTTTTGCAACTTCTTCTAATGTCTGTTTCATATTAATTTTCATCTAATTTTATCATATCTATTTTACTGACAGCCTTTAAGACTCTTAGAATGTCCTCCTGAAAGTCTATGACTTGTTGATTACGAACACTCTTCTTTAACTCTATTAGGGATAATTCCTGTATTCTTATCAAAGATGGAATGTCGTTAACCAACTCAAGTGTAATTTCTTTCTTCTTAGATTTTTTCATATTTCCTCCTTTCCTTTAAAGTGTTCGATTAGCTCTTCTACTGTAGCCTTATGATAATTGTCCACATTAAGGTCGTTAGGCATTCCGTAAAAGTCTATGCCCGATAATCCACCGTCAGAACCGCCTCGATATATACCCCAATCTCCTTTGTCATTAACAAAGAGTTGATTATGGTCTGTGTCATCTCTTAATGCGGCAATAGCAAGAAATAAATTTTCATTTGTCCCGCAATCAAGAAAATGTCCATATAATTCCTGCGAATAGGAGCAAGAGAAAACGGCTTCTCTCCCATGATATACTTTAATGTTGTCTCCAATAGCATTTAATCTTTCATTAGAAAGAAGTGGTCTAATCCCTAAACGTTTCAAAGACTCTCTTAATCTTTCAGTGTTTTTTCTAATAAAACATGGTGTTGTAAATCCCATAGTTAGTTCCTTTCTTTTTAGTTATCCGTTATCCGTTAAAGGTCGTTTTCTCTGTCGCTACGTCTCCATGCTTCATTAAATACTGAACGACTAATTGGTTTGCTATATGGGTAAACTCTAAGTAATTGCATTTACTTCCAGTCAGTCGGTTAAAGGCAAATCCAGCCCCTAATATTAGACCTGTCATTACTTCTGTTGCATTTTCATCATTCACTTCGATGTAGTTCTCATTATCTTCGTCTCTAACAACATCTTCAATAGCCGATGCAAAGCATAAGGCATAGTTTTGAATTTCTTTTTCTTTGCTCATAATTAATTCCTTTCTCTATTGTTATACGTTAAAATACTCACTACAAACAAATCCCTTTCGCGGGATAAAGTCTTTAAACTCACAACTTCTAAAAATCCACTTCTTATCAGCCCATCCGGCTAAATCCTTTTGCCATTGAGGAATAATTTGACGAGGATTATTTAAGTCCCGGTAAGGCTGACAATGCGGCAAGAACCGACCACCTTTGTTCTTCCAATGATTGACACGCTCAAACGATTCTTTAAAGTCATTCAGCAGAATACAGTAGAAGAAGTATTCGCCTTTATACCCGTATTTGTCAATCAAATCCGTAGCCCGTTCACATTCTGCGATTTGTCCCGGTGTGTCACAACCGAACCGAATACGTTTTATCCACTTCACTTTAGCGAGTAGCCGGGCAATATCATCTGTCACTAAGCGGGCGTCTAAACCTTGATTGAAGTCTACACGTACTCCTATGGAGATAATCTTTTCAATCTGCTGCAAACCGTAGTCGGATGCAAGTATGTTGTTATCCATAAGGATTATGTTTTTGCGACCATTGACAGCTATCTCTTCAATATCCACGTATGGGGTAATCTTGCCTTCTTTAACAGGAACTACACACCATTTGCATTTGTTAGGGCAACCTCTTGTCAAAAAGCCATAAGCCAAATTCTTATCAACATTATACAGATCGTAATCAGGAATCATTCTATCAATTTCCGGTAGAAGAACCTTTTTTATGTCATACCCTGCACCACCTTTCTCTATCTGATCAGCATTAGTTATCCATTGCCGGTAATCCTCTGTAAAGCTGAATACTTTAGCCATATAAACTTTATCATAATGATCGAAAGGATTATACCAATCAACCTTGTCACCTCTTGCCTTATGATAGCTGCTTATCTTCATCAAGGCAAGATTAGGATAATTGCTATCCACAGCCAATAATCCAATATTCATTATTTATTTGTTATTCATTATTCAATCTCTCTTCAAAGTCCGCAATGATGCAGTCCGCATCACCGCCATGTGTCCAATTTTCTAAAACCGAGGAAAGGATTTCAATAGCTTGTTCTTTCTGCCATTTAGCACCTTTCTTAAACAAGGGAACAGCATACTGTCCAATTGTCGCACTAGATGTTATATAATGCTTCGGGTCTTTATGAATCTTATAGGCGGCATGAAGTTCTTGTATGATTTTCTCTCGTTCGATTCGAGCAGCCTTTTCTATTATTTGTACCATATTTAGTTAGTTATACGTTAAACTCTATTTTCTGTTGCAGTACTTCGTCTGCATAATATTGGTCAAAACCTTTACCGCTTATCCACCAATAAAAGCCAAACTCTGCATCGGTAAAGTCGTGGTTAACATATCCGGCATCAATCAACTTTTGTATGGTCTGAATCCATTTACGTTTCACATGGGGGAGCGCTGATAATCTTTTAACTTCTGCTTATAGTTAGACATTGGGCAGAGAATACATCCGATGCGCTTATAGCCTTCATCATACAACGAGCAATGCTCTATGCTATTCCCATTCAAAAACTGCCATACGTCCCTATCAGTCCAGTGAATTATCGGAGAAACAAGTATCTTATCCTTTCCTCCCACGCAAGTAACCATCTTTTCTTTGTGTTCAGAGAATTGGTCGAAGTTGCCGCTAAATTTGTGACCGCTTATTTCAATCTCTTCACGCTTAGAGCGCCGGACGCTTTCTGCTTTTCTAATGCCAATCAAGGTAACCTTGCCAGCACCGGACATCTCTTTATATTCAGCGCAACACCAACGGATTGTTCTTGTAGGTAATAAGTGTTTTTTTAAAGCCATATCATAGATAGACATCTTTGGTTTAATCAATTCCACATCCGGGTAGTTCCGTTTTACAAAGCGGATAACTTCGGGTGGATCGATGCTCGTAAGGTTCATGTGAGCCTTAAATTTTACTCCTGCCATCTTCGCAAGGTGATAAAGGACTTGGCTATCCTTGCCACCGGAGAACGCTAAGTAAAAGCCATCCTCCGGGTCATAATCAAGCGCCATCTGTTCGCATTTACGAAGTAAGGCTATGGAATAATCTATCTTAGATTGCATCTTCATTTAATTCCTTTCTATCTTGTTATTAATTAAAAATATGCGCAAACACACTCTTCTCGTCAGACAGCTCAAGACCTAGCTGCGAAGGATAACTTTTGATGTAGTTGTAGAACGCGAACATCTTCTTGTCGTCGTCACCGCAGCGATCTATCAGCAGCTTGATGAAGGCAAGGAGACAGTCTGAGTCGTTTCCGAAGTTTTCCTGGGTAGAGAACTGGGTCTTGTCTACATCTTGCTTCAGCCGGCGTATAGCGGCTATCGCCGTGTTGAAATTGTGCTTGGCATCGTAACGCAGATCATAGCCTTGCTTTTTCATTTCACTTCTCATGTCAAGGAGAAGAGTCTCTACAACATCCGTCAACACATACGTTAAGTTGAGAGTCGTATTAAGGTTTGTTGTTCCTATTAACATAGTTGATTATACATTTTTCAATTCCACTTATGCGCCATGACTTATGAAATGGCTGCTTTGCTTTTGTATATAACTCGCACCGTTTACATATTGGTTTCAGGTATCTTCCCTGATAATGAATACCGTTACAAATTACTGGATAACCTTGGATCATCATCTGTTCGATTATTGGTTTTGTGATTTAGTAGGTAGATAACAGGCATAAGAATAGATTGAGTAAGCCTGTTGAGTACCACTTCTTTTTTTGTTAATTTTCTAATTGTTTTCATTGCTCTTATGTTTTTATTTATTTACAAACATTGACTTAGTCTTAAATCCAGACATTGCATTTACTATTTTCCCATAAAGAAATAAAGCGTTGGAACAATCGACTTCAAGACTAGAATTAGATGACTTTACAATATCACTTCTTAAATCTTGATTAGCGATAAGGAATGCTTCTTTTTGACTTATAGAATCAAAAGTTAATTGGACTGCAATAATTACTCGACAAGGAGTATTTAATTTACTAGCAAAATCCATAGCCGACAGTTCGTCATCAAAACTTTTTGGTTTATTGGGGCTATAAACTTTATAAATAAATCCCTTAAAATAAGAACAGTTTTTTAAACGTTTAATGTTGCTTGATTTCATAACTTATATAATTTTTGATTTACAGGTATAAAGTTACTTATTTTGCGACTTGTAAACAAACATTACTTTCCTTATTCGCATGGCTTTATATTAAATTAACTTGTTGATAAACAAGAATTTCCAATACGTCTTGAAGCCCTTTCAATAGCATCCTTATCACCATTTTCTACAAGCTTCTTTTCTTGCTCAAGATATTCTGCGTATGATATGCTATTATTACCACGCTCTTCTATCTCTTTTTGTCGCTGAATGCGGTATTGCTCACGTTCGTGACGTTCAATTCCCCTTCGCCTTTCGGATGTATATTCAAGCATAGCACTTGTTATCTTCATAGGATCAATGGCTCCATAAAACCTCCCATATTGTCCAGATTTAAAACGGGCTATGAAAAAACATATTTCAGCGGCATTGATATAATAATACTCCGAAAGGAATATTGCAGCCAATTCTTCAAGTTGAGTTTTGGCTATCTTTGTAGATACCTCTGCAAAATCATTCAACGTTCCAAATTGAATTTTAAGCCACTCCAGTGGTGTCTCATCCCCATAAGTAGAAGCCAAAAGCCCCAAACTTGGTATTTCAAGATTTAAAGCTAAATCTGCGTGTGTAGCATTACATCTGACAATTTTAAATTGTAAATCCGGATTGTAATCAAGAATAAATTGTGCCGGATCAGGGTATTTGGTCAATAATGCCCTCTGCTTCAAGTTCCTTTCTCTTTTTTGCGGCAGCTTCTCGGACGGTTGTAGAGACTGCAAGAATTGAATCAAGTTTTCGCTGCTCGCTATCTTGTTGGTTTTTACTAAGCCTTGTTCCATTGTAGTTACCTTCTAAAATTTTAGTAAAATTCGTAGGTCTGAAAATCCAATCAAAATCACATCGCCAGTTTCTATCATTCCTCCCTAAAAGAAATGGAGATTGAAGAATGTTGTTAAATACATCCATAATTGCTTGTTTATCATATTCTGCTACACGAGCTTTTATTGATTTCTTCCTTTTGTCAGTCATGGATGACACTTTGGGAAGTTTACCATCAAACATCTTATTGAATGTATCCATTAAAGCATTATAATCAATTGCTTCATTTCCACTAGACTCTTCGTCATCCCCCGGGGGGATTATAGGGGGAATATCTCTTATTCCTTTTCCTTCTCCTATTATAAGCACTGATTGTTCCATGATTGTTCCATGATTATTCAGTGATTGTTCGGAGAGAAAGCTATGTATGTCTTTTTGGGCTTTGTCTATCAGCTCTTTAGGTATGTTCAAATCTTCGGTATTGGGTCTGTTGATTACTTGATGCCGAGTAAAGTTAGGCAGATATATGAATCTCTCTTCGTTGTAAGAAAGCAGACATATAAATCCATTTATTACAAGCTCTTTTATCCATTTTTCAAACTGTTGCACCTGAATCTGATCATATGGAAAGACTTTAGATTTAAGCCAAATAGAATCACCTATAACTACTCCTATATCATCGGAAAAAGACCATAGTCCAATATATAATAGTCTGGCATCACGACTTAAACGTCCGATCTTTATATCATCCCAGAATTTGGGTTTAATAGAACGTATACGTGCCATGTTTGTTCTTAAATAATTTGGGTTTAATCATAACTTAATAAAATAAGCTCCATATTTTCATTGTTTCTATATTGTGGAACTCGGAAACAACTACTCATACAGAGCTGACTTATATCTTTGCTATACGAGAGTTCCACCAATCGCGTTTATTCTTTTCACGGTGTAAATTTACAAATAAGTGACATTATAATGCTATTTTTAATCAATTATTTTTCCGTGATTAACATTTTTTCTAATATCCTTTCCTTTGTAATGCCAAATCCTGCTTTGCAAAAGATATCTGAGTACGTATGTTATCTCCAGCGTGAACAAGAGTTCGATTTATGCGATCTAGCCATACAACCAACTGATTAGCAGTCACACTTTGAGCTGAAACAAACTTAATTGCAACAGTTGCCGGAACTCGTGATATGAATTCCATGTGTTGAGAGTAAACATTTGCCGTTACCTGATCTTGATATGCTTTTGCATCAGCTAAAAGTTTTCCAGAGCGAGCTAGGTAGACATTTATGTCGGTAAGACGTTCTATAAGTTCTTTAGGGTTGTCGCTAGCTGTTGTTTCAAGAAACGACTGCATTTCTTCTATTTCCTGTATAATAGGAGGCAGAGGACAATTGTCTATATTGCACGCACCTGTACCATCATTTTTAGGGCAGTATTTACAGTTTATTTCCATAATGATATAATATTAATCTTTAGGTGAAAATTCGTACTTGATTTCTTGGTCATCAAGTATGTATTTCTTGAATAACTCATTTACATCTATTCCGTTATGTTCCAGATATAAGATGTAAGTATAAAAAAGAGCAGCTGCGCTTCCTTCTGTCAAATACATATTAGTTTGGGAAGCACGGCCGGTACTTTGAGGATTTTCTACCGATAACAGGTAGGCATCTTCGTCTGTATGTGCAACAGTAACAAGACGGTGATCTGCAAATTCGCACCGAACCATATCTGTGATTACTACTTTTCTTGCTGAATCACTTCCATATCCGAGGGTAATTTCACCAATGTTTTTACTTTCTTCCATAAGAGGTGCTATGCTTTTATAGAGTCGTTAATGTATGATACCAACATTTCTCCCAATGGATGAAAACGCTTCAGTCCGCTAAAAACAAGCCCCGCACTCATGCCGCTGTGACCTTGCTTGGAGAACAAAGACCGACACCTCTCAAATCTTTCCAGTTCTTTTTTAGAGGTATCATTCAGAATCTCAATAAACGCTAACCAACAATCAAGCTCCATGCCATGATAGAGATCATTCAACCTGATAGGGACAATTTCATCCCAGTATTTCAAATGTTCTTCCGGAATAATACCCCTTGCACGTTTTCTGTAATCTTCGGTTAATTGCGGGATCTTAGCCTTAAACTCCGCTTCCTTACGATCATACTCTTCGTGTATTTTACGGATATATTCATCATGCTCTACTTTTGACTTGCCAGTCACTTTGACATACACGTCATCGAGAGAATCAGTAGAATACAACGTTTTCTCGTTAAATTCACCATAACATGGTGCATTGTCCTGCAATTCTTGATATGCTTTATCAAGATTGATTCCTGGGTAAAATTCAATTTTCTTCATATCTATTCTGGTTACTAGTTAATTAAAAAGGTAAGTGATTTTTAGATAGTCTTCCTAAATGGTCGATATATCTTCTATAAATCTATTCTCTATCATTACTTCCTTTAGGTTTATCCCTTTTATCAGAAAGTAACCGTATTGTAGGCGTTTTAATTTACTCATTTCTAAATAATTACAAATTATTGACAATTTCTTTTTGGATTTCATCAATCACTTTCTCCCATTCTTTTTTTATCTCAACAGTATTAATCCCACATTTTTGAAAATCTCGTAAACTGCCAGAAAAATAACGTTTAGCTGTCTCTAATAAATTGCCCAAATAACATTTCTCATTTTCCTTAAGGCATCGACGAATAGAATTAATTTTAAATTTATCATGCTCTATATACCAAGAAATTTCATCAAATTGCGAAAAATACATCTTCTTGACTTGTTCTACAGTAAAAGGTTCTTTCATACCTATTCATGTTTTAGTTAATATATTAATAGCCCTTTTTACATCACGCTTGGATATTCCACGTAAAGCATGAGTTTTTATGAAATGCTTCTTTTGAGAAAGCAACATATCTGAATCATCATCAAGGATTACATAATTGGTTACATCCTTATGCTCTGACAACCATTGTTCTATCTCAACTCCTCGGTATAATCCATAATGAGTTTCTCTATTACCGGACTTAAAAGCATACATTCTTGCAGTAATACCCATAACATCTTCAGGATATAAAAAAGATTGGAATCCATTCTCAATCTGTTTAGTTGTGATAAGTTCTAATGTCTGCTCCAAAGTATATCTTCTCCAAGAAGAAGATATTACTATCTTCGCTCCAGTCGCATCACATATTTGCTTAACCAGTTCCATCTTTTCCTTATCAAGATTCCAGTTACTTTTCACCGTGGTTATCACACCGTCAAAGTCGAGAAATATAATCTTACTCATATCTGCACTTGTTTATTCCTTATGATTTAGTCGTTTAATAGCATCCTTTTTAGAGTATGCCATAACTTTCTGTCCTTTTATGGTAAACTCTCTCAACTCTTTAACTGATGACTTAACTTTATAGTCAGGATTAAAAGTCATTCCTTCTTTACGATTTATTGAGTATGGATTGTAACTTTGCGCTGCTGCGCACATCGCTGCTGTTGCCAGTAACATTTGCTTTATTTTACTCATACCACTCTATTATTGCATTGTAAATAAATTGTCGTTCCATCAGTACTGATACAACCTACTTCAAATTGTGTCCAAGAGTTATCCCAACATTTTGTCCCGGGTGGAACCTGTATGGAGACATAAATATCTTCATTTTTATCGCATTGATCTAATGCTTCTTCAAACTTTTCTAAGAATTCATCTAAACTCATATTACTATTGTTATTTAGAGGCAGGGAGTAATAATCCTGCTATATCTTCTTTCAACAAACCATGTTCGTCCAGCTTGGCTACGATTTGAGATGCAAACAGTAAATCATATCTTTGTTTCATCTCGTCACCAAACTTTTTAGCTAACTCTTTAATTTGATTTTCAGCACTTCCATACCCACAATTTCCATTGAATTTTTTCTTAATCCAATCTTCAATAGGAATTTCATTATCAGAATAACTGTCTACCCTTATTTTCCCTGTTGAAATAACATCAGTGACAAGAACTTGTATTTGTTCTTTAAGTGTCTCTTCCACCTGTTTTTTTACGGAATTAGTAATCTCGTTTTCAATCTGCGTAAGCATCATTTTTTTTATCTGTTGACAGACATCTATTTTGATTGAATCTTTTAACTCTTCCTCAAACCCGTTAGAATCTTCGTCTAACCAAAACTCGTCAATTTCTACTATGAATTTCATATTACTATTATTTATGTTGTTAATAAAATCGTTTTATATACCATTTTATCTTTACATCATCTTGAATATTCAAGGATGATAGTTGTTGTTTCAAATTGCATGATTCGCTTAGAACCCCTTAAAACCGGAAAACAGTGACAACCATTTTTCAGATTGTCACTGCGTCGATTGGCATCAACTTAAAGTGCTAGGACGAATCCCTGACACAACTTTCATACTTAGTTAGCTCCCATTCGGCTACCATAATCAAAGTAGTCAACCTGATTACGGGGAGAACGAGAAACCTTTAAGCTATCTAACAGCTTGGATCTCAACTTTTCGTTTTCAGCTTCTAACCGGTAACATTCGGATCTATATTACGCACATTCGGTGAATGAGCTTAACATAGCCATGTACTGTTTTATATCTACCTTAATCATTGCTCTATAGTTTATATTATTATCCCATTATACTTCCATTTAGACGCTGTGTAGTTCTTATATAGTCATCTAGTAATTCGTGGAGAATGAAGTCCGGATAAACATTGATTGTACCGAAACGCTCAATATTTACCTTGTTGACAGGATACCCCCTTTTCCTACATAAGCGTGCAGCATCATTACTAAGCTTCGATATGTCACTCACATAGATCGGCAATTTGTACCTCTGGATATACGATGACATCGTTGAACATCCATAGTTACCGATACACTTTGAAGATAATTTCTTTACGCTATCTTCAAGTGCAGCTAATCTTTGTTCTGTCAATTTAAGCCTTTTCTCCTGTTCTACATTTGTCTTGGCCAACTGAAGAATCAGCTCGGCTTGACTCATTTCAACGGTTGAGTTCAAAATATTGTCCATTACTCTATATATTTAATATTCAAATAATCAATCACCTACGTAGCGCGAACCGAATCTACCAGTACTATTTACATTGTAATAAGCCGATACCGGTATGTTCTTGTTATTGTATCCTTCGTGCATTGTAGCTTTAGCTGTTTTGCTCATCGCTTCGTGTCTCTCTGCTAGGTATTTATCAGTTCTTTCTTTTACCGCTTCTACCGTGAAGTTGGATTGAAGTTTGGCAAGTCTCCATGCTGACTTTAAACATTCACCGAAGGTCTTGCCTTGCTTCTTGCCTGAATACTTATACGATCTGTGAGCGTTTTTCATTATCTCTGATAAATTGTAGCGTTTCATATATTTAGGAGTTAATTGTTATTAGTTCTTTTATTTGATGTAAAGATACAGTATTTACTGTATATTACCAAACAAAACAGTCATAATATACTATTTCTTTTGCATAAATTAATATAGTATATACTGTATTCTTCATAAATAATCTGTATTTTTGAAATCAAAAAGATAATTATGAGAATAAAGGAACTTTTAAAAGAGAAACATTACACACAACAAGAATTGGCAGATAAAATGAATGTAAGCCTATCTGCTGTTAGACAAATGGTTGCAGCTGAATCATTGACAACTGCTACACTTGAAAAAATAGCCACCGCCCTCAACGTCCCCATGTGGCAGCTATTCGCGTCCCCAGAAGAAGTGCAGCTTCCCTCAAACGACCATTCTGTCAAATGCCCCCACTGCGGGAGCGAGTTCCCTGTTAGCGTGAATGTTGAACTAAAGCCAGAAACCAGATAGGACAATAGCAAGCTATGGATACAAAAGAACTAAGGTTAGGCAACTATGTAAAGCTATCGAAAGATTACCAGTACGTAGGAGTTGAAATACCTGCAGGTACTATATGCAAAGTACATGCCATTAGTCTTAATTCCTTGTACCTGGAATGTCATGTAAATGGTGGGACTTTTTACGGTGAAGTTCCTATTTCTATGGTAGGACCTATTTCTCTCACAGAAGGATTGCTGTTAAAGTGCGGATTTAATGTCGAGTATTATGAATTCCAAATAAAAGAACAACGATTATTGACTATAGAAGATTTCTGGATATTATATAATACTCGTACTAACTTCTATGGAGTAATGCGCTCTAACAGAGTTTTTAAGCAAATAGAATATCTGAATCAACTTCAGAACATATATTTTGATTTAGCAGGAATAGAATTAAAAGTAAATCTATGAAACGAATAAAACTCACTAAGGAGGAAAAAGAGACACTTAGGATCGTTGATAAGTTCAACGGTCAGTGCCCTTGTGTATTTCCTTTGCACGTCTACAACTTGTCCGTACGATCACTTGAAAGGAAAGGACTAGTAAAAGCCGCATATCTGGAAGGTGGAGCAGTAGAAGATGCCAAAACCACCGATGAAGGAAAACACTACCTTTGTGAGAATCCCAATTTACGAAACCCTATCAACTGGACTGTTATCGGAGTAATAGCCGGGATACTTTCTCTTATCGTGTCTATTATAGCCTTATTTATAAGCTGCACCGCGATGTATAGATGAATATAAGGGATGCAAATGCATCCCTTTATTTATATCAGCTAAGAATTAATAAGATTAATGATACCTTGTCTACCAATTCCGGTAATCTTTCTATGGTAGATAATATGACCATTGTCAGCAACCTCTTGCTTTATATCAAACCAGCCAAGAGTAGCGTATTTAGTATATGGCACCCACGTCTGATTAACTTTGTATTGTACGCCAAGTTCTTTTAAACGGTTGTTAAGTTCAATTGCCGATTTAAGCCCCAATTCTTTAGCAACTTCCGTACATGTATAGGTTTTATTGACATGAGTTAGTACTGCTACCTGTTTCTCTGCTTCAATGCGTGCCGACCGTTCTTCTTTTAGCTTAGTGAGAAGTTCAATGCCGAAATCCGGGTTGTTTAAGATTTGGTCTATAACGTTATCGGTAGCATAGATACCATGCTTTCGGATAGAAGGAAGGACTTCATCACATACCCAATCTTGAAACTGTTCAGCATTAGGAAGATTACTTCTCATTATTAACCTATATACATCCTTTTCCGGAATATATACCATATTAGTTCCACCAATTCCGTTTCCATGTGGGCAAAACACCTTTTTGCCTGATTTGCAATGTCTTTGTATAGCATCAGCTGTATCAGAATATCCCAATGCAGTTGCTACGTCCTTTGCACAGAACAAAGGTTCTTCACTTGTTCCAGCTACTCTAACTTCACCAAACGATTCATTCTTAAAAATCTGAATGTTGTCCATAATAATGTCTTTTCGTTCGAGGACGTACCGCATTTCTTCATGCGGAGATAAAAAGGCGAAAGCCATGCAGGGGGTTGTGACCTACACAGCTTTCTATATCTTAATCCTCTGATTAATTCTAATTTTAATAAGTACAACCCAACGCATTACAAATATAATAATAATTTTTAAAAGTGACTATACAACCAACACCCAACATTTTCTTTTAACTATTTTGTGACTTAATTCTCAAATGGAATTGCTAACTTTGCATTGTGATACACATATAACAGTACAACATGGGTAACTGGAGCGAAAGACAAGAAGAAAAAAGAGAGCGGAAAGAAAAAGATAAAACTAGGCGGGAAAAACTGGCCGGATATTTTTTCAACCTTTCCCAACTTACTTTTGTTGCATTAGTATTAGGCGGTATAACTCCACTGTACACCAGTATTGAAATAGGAATAAATTGGTATGTATTAGTTGCAGGAGTTATATTGACTGTAATTTTAGCCAACATAGGAAATTTAATTTTAAAATAAAAGTAATATGGAAATGTTAGCAGCAATATTCACAGCAGGCATTATTGTAGCCGGTTCGTTTTTGATATGGCTTAACACCAAATCCGGCAAAAAGTGGCTTAACAGCCTATGATAACTAATAATACTAAATTTGTAACAGAAAAGCGTCATGTAGAGTGACGCTTTTTTATTGCAGTTATACAATATAAGGAAGATTAAAAGCTGAAAACAAAATGTCAAAGAACGATTTGCCGATAATAGGAGTTGAGCCAATCGACACAGGTTTATTATTAGTTTAATATTCGTATATGGTTTTGTGGATGATAATCATATAATATATTTCTTATGATCTATCAGAGCATTTGCAACAGAGCGTGATGCCCTTCTGCTAGCAACTTCACACTTACCATTACCTCGTATATCTTTTTTGTCTATTTCATCGGAAGCGAGCGCTTCAGCAAGTCCAACAGCGGCAAGTTCTACACGAGACATATTATCACGAACGCTTTGACCTTTGATTAAACCTTTCTTTTCACGAACGACCGATGCCGTACCACCGTACAAGGGCTCGTATATTGCGTTTGTGCAATTTCTGTAACCTTCTCCTGTCACTCCATCTTTGTTTTTATAATACGGTTTGAAACCGTATTTAAAATCCCGGATACCGTATTAACTAATTCAGATGCAATATCTTGTCTAAGCCAATCGTTGGGATTTTTGCTTTTTGGTGAGCCTGCAATTTTCCACAAATCAGTAAGTGACAACAGATCACCGTCCTTGCCAATCGTATCTAATACGTTAGCATCGTACTTTTTAATTTCTGCTTTCTTTCTCATGATATGATTATTTTTCAAAATCAATTTGCGCAGACAATATTTCTAACAAAGCCTGCAATTGTCCAACGATGTAAGGTTTCAGATCATCACTACAATTACTCGTAAATGCAACAAGCTTTTCTGATAGCTTATGCCATTCTTGCAACTCATTCGGTTTCATCATTATCAGAAGACTTATGAAACCCAGAAAAGGAACGAGGAACGATATTCGATTCTATTCTTTCATCCAATATTTCCTTTTTCAACAATAGCATTATGCCATCATAACTTGACGATAGTTCTGATACAACTTCCCAACCTTGGCTACCTAAAACATTGAGTTTATCAGTAGTGTATTCTTGATAATTATGCCTATAACCATCGTCCATAGGACGAAGTAGAAATGTTCTATATTCATATTTCTTCATTTTTCTATTTATTAGTTAATATTTCAAATCTGGTATAAAGCAGTGTAATAGGTTTTATGATCACATAGAAACCATTAATTTCATTGTTTTCGAACCATTTACACAGTTTAGATACAACCTCCTGTCTCGTGTAATCCGACTTGTTTATCAAGAAAGAATCATCGTTGTACATAGACTGGTTATCACCAATATCGAACATCTTTTTAAATTCAATAATAGCCTGGGATTTACTAACCTGATTTCTCATACATCATTCAAATAATCCGTTACTACTTTGATGAAATCATCAAGAGACCGGACAACGACATATTTGTTTCCAGCCGCCTCGCATTCCTTTTGCCATTCTTTTTGTACCGGTCTTTGGTACTCACCTGGCTTTTTCATTTCTATACACAAAGCACCGTAGAAACGATTACTTTTAAGAAGTATCAGATCTGCAACTCCCGAAAGCATCCCTTCTTCTTTCATGTATGCCCCGTTTCTAGCACTTCTTCTTGCTGCGTTAGGAACAGCAAATAAGATGTTTCTTAATTGGGGGTATTGGTTGCGAAACCATTTAACACAAGATGCTTGTATATTATGTTCTTCACTTTTTGGCTTTCTGCGAATATTGGTTCCGCAATATTTAGCTTTCATTTCTTCGTATGTCATAATACCCTAGCAAGTTTAAAATCAAGCAACATCAACAATTCATTGAATTTCTCTTTATACCAAAGCGGCTGCGTTTCTTTGGTATTATTAGGGTTGACTTGGTTCTCACCATACGCAAGCCCGGATTCGGTTATGGATTTGAAATGCTTATCTTTACCTTTTGATGATTTCCTTTTCATATCACACAAGATACCTTTCTGAATCGCTCTTTGATTAAATGCCTGTGCGCTGATGGACAAACCCGCTTCTTTGAGTAATTCAGTAGCAGATTTGAGTATTCCATGTGATGGAGTATAATCAGGGATCGGCAACCCAAGAGGTGCAGCTATACTCTTTGCCAGCATCAATTTAGATGTATCGTTTAAATTAAGCGTCTTTATAAGCCATGTAGCAACCTTCATTTCGTCGGAGATGGTTGGCTGTTTGGGGGCGTTCCGGTTTTCGATTACTTTCCGGACGCTTTGGTGGAATACTTGGCGGTAAACCTCAAACACCGGTCTGACCTTGCGAGCGATAAAGAATTCCATGCAGGAAACTGTAAGTTTATACTCATTTGTAGGTCTGCCTCCTTTAGGGTTTTCCCCATTTTTGAGGAAAACTTGATAATCAACACTTTCTGGGTTTTTGCCATTTTGGGCAAAAACCTCTTCTTCAGTTTTGCCATTTTTGGCAAAGGTGTTATAATCAACTCCTTCAATAAAGTTTTCTTTGAGTGCACGCACTGCTTTACCTTTTTCTGAATACACCAACATCCACACTTCATCAAGATTGATTGGAAACTCATTGTTAGATTGTGATAACTTTAATACAGCGTTGAAATATGCTTTTATTTCACTTTCACTGCTATCTTTAGATAAAACTAAATTTGTTGCCATATATTTTAACTTTAACTATTATAGAGATGAACTAATAATATTTATAAGTTCATCTCCGTTAGACTAACCTTCAATTATCGCCCAATCTGGCAAATATTCTTCACTGTTGATCTCCTTCATTAGTATCTGATTTATTGTTAGGGATTACTTTTGTTTTACCTCTAGTCTTATCAACGATAACCGGTTTGCCACCTACTGTAGTTTCGGTACATTGCCCTTCAGGGAACTTATCAATAAAGCGAACTACCTCTTTATCTTCTGTTACATTACTTTCCTCTTTGACTTCATAAGGGAATACGTCTACAATAGGAGTTTCAGCTACCATGCCGATCTGATAATCTGCCATGGTTCCTTTCATGCCCTCGTCCAGTTTCTTCACTGCGTCGCGCAAGTCGGCAGCCTGAACCAGCACTTGGGTAGAAGTCTTTTTCTCGGCGCCGCTTTTCTCGTCAAGGGTGATAAAGATCAGTTTGCACTTAAACCAGCGGTCAGCGCTTTCTTCATCGCTGGGGAAAAGTTCGCTATAGTTGGCACGTTTGATGTCCGATACTGTAAATTCTCCTGTGATAAATGGAGTCATCTCCTCGATAATACGTGCTTCTGCTTCTGTAAAGCTGAGTGCATCTACCAGATAAGGTTCCGTCACTTTCTTCTGCATTCCGTTTTCCATTACTTTCTCGTAACGGATTTTACATTCAAACCATGTGTGCATTCCCATAATTATTTGTCTTTTTCAGGTTCGTCAATATATTTATCTGCAAAACGGTCAAGCGCTTTGATACACTTGTCCGGAAGCTGCTTTGCCGTATCATTCGTCTTGATATAGTCAATCGTGCCACCGACACCATAGATAAGAAGCATTTCTTTAGTCGATGGAATGAAAATACTCGCCATCGCTGCTATTACACCACAGACAACAAAGCGTTTCAACCATTTAAAAAAATTGTGTTTTCCACCCTCATCTTCTATCATATCACCTTCCGTTACCAGCAGAGCAAACAGCATGGTAACGATAACTATCAAAGCTACAATCCATACGACCATAAACGCAGTGGACAGGTTACCAACTACGGTCATCCAATAAATTTCATTCATAATGTAAAAAAATTAAATTATTAATATTTGAGGTTATTTTTTCTCTTCCCAGGTTCTTCATATTTCCAGCCGTTAAGCCGGTAGCATTCTTTGAGAGAAAAAGACTTATCAGAGGGCTTTTGTCTACGACATATAAACTCTCCTTTTTTTGTATTTCTTTTCTTCATCACTTTGTTTTGATTATTTATTCGTTGACAACTCATTCAGAAGTGCGTCAGACCGTTTTACCGCTTGTTCTGCAAGATTTGAAAAGGGACCAAAGTTATAATATTCCGTTTCTGACTGTTACTAATCATTGTAATATTGTGGATAACACCCTTTTATAATCTCTTCTGCATCCTTTTGATGTTGAGTACCTTTTGCTAAAAGTTCAACAGTTGCAGCCAAAATGGAGATTTTGTTAGAATTGAGCCGATAAGCATCGGCAACCAATTCAGACATTGCATACCGTTTATCGGATAATCCTTTTATCTTAATCTTATTCATTTCTTGATTTTGTTTTGAATTTGTTCAAAATAGCCCCTTTATTAAATAGCACCATGATAATTAATGCTAAAGCGACTTTCAATAATTGCTTTTTGCCAACAACTATGATATTACTACGATTTAACCCATCATCAGTCATGATGCTATACCAATTCTTATAAGGTGGTAATACCTTATAAATATGTATTTTTCCAACTATCTTTTTCAT